CACTGAGTTTATAAGGGTTTCAAGCAATTTGGCATACACACTGAATTTCATAAAATTACACGTATTTACACGAATTTACACAGCAAAAGTGTGTAAAAAGTGTGTACGGTACACAGCAAAAGTGTGTACGCAAAATAGTAAATAAAATAGAGCCACTATATGACATAAATATGAGAAGAAAGTGAAAACTTGCTTCTCTTTTTTTATGCGAAAATTTAACCATAAGGAGGCGGTCAAATGTTTTCAGATGCGATACTTGTTCAGATATTCAGTGATGATCGTCTCAATGGCATCCCACTTGAATATCAGTCAACGGTTGTTCATGTTGTAGAAGATGTGATTGACAGAAGATTCTACACTGATAAACCGTTTGCTTCAAGAGAAGAGATACTTGAGGATGTGTGTGAAAGATAGGAGGTCTATCATGTACGAGAATCCATATTTTGGGAATCCGTACTTGCAGCAGAATCAGCAGAGGTACGGAAATCCATATCAGCAACCAGTTCAACAGATGCAGGCTCAACAGCAACCTGTTTACAACCAGATGCAACAGGTCCCTCAACAGATTCAGCAACCGCAACTGATTGGTCACATTGTTGACGGTCAAGAGACGATACAGGCAAGTGACGTTCCAATGAACGCTCCTTATGCGCTGTTTCCAAAAAATGATTTGTCAGAAATCTATTTGAAATCATGGACTGCCAACGGAACAATTCAGACAATCGTCTTTAAGCCTGTTCAAAATCAGCAGACAGACGATTTACCGTCTACTCAATCAGAAATGAAAATAGGGCTATCTGACGATGCAACAGAAGCGTTTATGAAGAGATTTGACGAGCTTGGACGTAAGCTTGATGAACTGGAAAACTCTATGAGCAACAGCAAACCGAAAACACGGTCTACAGTCAAAAAGGATGGTGACGGAGAATGAACCCAATTAACATTTTCGGAAATCCTCAGCAGTTTTTAAAACAGATGATCAAAAAACACAGGAACAAAAATTTGCAAGCATTGTCAGTCAGAAATACCAAAGAAAGCAAAGGTTTGTCCGAATTGTAGAAAGAAACAGGGTGGCAAGCTGAAATGGATTATCATTGCAATTGTATTGATTGGAATTATCGGAGCTGCTATGGGCGGTGGTGGATCAGACGATTCCACAGCAAAGAGCGATTCAAACAGTAAATCTGCCACAGATGCTAAACAGGAAGAAACAATTGAGTATACACAGGTTTCTATCGGTGACATGGTGGATGCTCTTGACAAGAATGCAGCAGCAGCTTCTGATGAGTACAAAGACAAGTATCTTGAAATTACAGGAAAACTTTCAAATATAGATAGCGACTCATCATACATTAGTATTCTTCCTGAAGATGATGACTTTGCACTTACTGGAGTTCAGTGCTACACAAATGGAGATGAAGATATCATTAACGCTGTGAAGACTCTTTCAACTGGTGACACTATTACAGTAAGAGGAAAGTGTACAGATGTAGGAGAGGTTATGGGATACAGCCTTGACCTTGATGAAATCGTACAGTAACAATTGAATATGGATTATTTTGGAGAGGGATTTTTATTCCTCTCTATTTTTTTGAATTTAGGTATTGACTTTGGGCGCCCAATCTGATACATTATAATCACAGAAGGGAGTGAAAAACATGTCGCCTAAGTTAGGTCAAAAGCTCACTGATAATCCTAAGACTGTAAAGCTGAATTTAAGACTAACAAAGCAAGAAGCAGAAGATATTCAGTATTGTGCGGACAAACTCAATACAACAAGAGTTGACGTGATTAACAGAGGAGTAAAGAAAATCAAAGAGGAAATTGATAAAAAATAAAGGTTCAACCACACCGACCAAAGCAGATTGAACCTTTAAAAAATATGATTACTAGAAAGAATTTCCTTATAAAAGGAGTCTCTTTCTGCAAATATTATAATGCAGACGGGGACTTCTTTCAAGAACAATTTTTTAATTGAAAGGAGTTTTTATTATGCAAGAAATTAACTTAGAAGTAAATATTATGAAGCCAGAGGACAACAGAGCGATTCTCCATTACATTGCGGACAATCTTGTCTGCTATACCAGTCTTGCCGAACTTGCAGGATTTTGTAAAATGTACGCAGCAAAGTATGATTTTATAATGATGTCTAAGGGGGAAAAATAAATGAAAGACGTTGATAGATGCGAAGAAAATAGATGGTACAGACGAAGAATTTCACAGATGGTGAATAAAATGGATAACGCAAAATTCTTGAGAGCCATTTATATTTTCACAAAAGGATTAATGGAATAGGAAGAGCAAAGGCAACAGCGTAATTTGATATGGAGGATAAGAAGATGGTAAGGGATATTATGGTGGTTGCGACTATTTCGTCTCTGGAAGTTGCGAAGATGATGGAAAAGACACACGATAACTTGATGAAGAATATTAGAAAATACAGCAAATATATTGAAGAAGCAAACGATTCTTTAGGACTCGTTAAAAATGACGAGTCCTCCGAAGACGATTTAGGTGAGCTGAATTTTCAGCCATCCTCAGAAAAAAACAATGCCGTTAAAAATGACGCCATTTCAGATGGATTCATTGATTTAGACGAATTTTGGAAAGAAAGTACATATATTAATCAGCAAAACAGAGAAATGCCTTGCTATAACATCACAAAGAAAGGCTGTGAGTTCATTGCTCATAAGTGTACTGGAAAAAAAGGCGTAGTCTTCACAGCAAGATATATCAACAAATTCCATGAACTTGAGGAAAAAGCAAATAACGGAACAACAACAGCACTGGTATCAAAAACTCCGGCTCCGCTGACTACAACGTTCTATCACAAGAATTTGTACAGAATTGAGATTTTTTGCAAGGCAATGGGAATGACAAAGAAGCAGTTTATTCACAATTTCATTATTACAATCGGGGAAAAGTACGATATAAACAAGGCTACAGCTCAGTATATCCTTGAAAACGGTCAAAAGCCTAGATTTATACTGGAAATCCTTGATTACTTCCCGGAGATGGGAGAGACAGCACAGAATTTCTTTGACAAGATTTACAATGAATACGTAAAGGAGAAAAAAGAAGATGGTAGTACGGAAGTTTAAAGTAAAAGTCAGCGATATGAGAAGCACGCTGAATAATATCGAAGAGAAAATTCGCCCGATCAGCGACAGTGTGGTTACAGATTACTTTGCGGAAGACCTGTTCCCATTGATTGCTATTGCTGAAAAAGTGGAGATGGGGAAGACAAAAGCACTTATCTATGCTTTCAAGCTCGGTTTTAGAGCCGGGAAGATGGAGTTAAAAGAAGAATTGCTGAATACTTTCGGTAAATAATCAAATAGGGGAGATCATTTCTCCCCTTGCTTTTTCCTTATAAACCGTTTGATTTCAAGAATCATCTGCTCTCTGCCCTCATATCTGTGGATATCATCAACATCCCTGGAAGTGATCGCGGAGCCGATATCTCGAGTATTTTCCTTGAGACGTTTGTCCAGGTACTCTAAAATGTCCTCGTACATGCCAATACTCCTTTTCTTTTTATCATAACATTTTTTCAGAACGGAGTAAAGTTCGCGGTTTTAGGGAAGAAATTTGAAATTTTTGAAAAAATCTAAATACCATTATATAAATACAATTAGATGCAAACTATATATGCAAGATATATATAAAAGATATATAGTAATGATATATAGCAAAGATATATATGATAGATATATAGTGTTTATATATACCTTTTATATATAGCTTGATATATAGCTTTTATATATGTTATTATATATGCAAGATATATATTATTTATATATATAAAAGATATCGTTTAAAAAGGAGTGATTCCATTGAAAAAATACCAGAAAGACGCACAAAACCGTTACAACTCAAAGTTTGATATTGTGCAAGCTAGATTACCGAAAGGAACGAAAGAGCGAATACAGAGCCTAGACTACACTATAAACGCTTTTATCGTTGAAGCCGTAGAAACTATGCTTAAATCACTTGAAACGCCAACAGCCCCGATTTTAGAGCCCACAGAGAGCGTTTCGACCGAAAAAGAGACGAAAGATGTCGACCAGATGGCAGCAGTTGAAGTGATGCCATGGGAAGAGGGCTACACGGAGTCAAAACCTGATCCAGTACATGAACAGGAAATGAAAGAAGTAAATGACGTCAAGGCGAAATACTATGTCAGAAAGTATGGGGAATCAATCTTGACTGATTCAGTAATTCAAGGAGAAATTCTTCTCACTTGTGGCGGGGAAGTGCTGGCAAAAGTAAAAGAGTACGTTGACCACCCGGAACTGCTGGAAGAACCGGAACAAGAACAGCCGAAGCAAGAGGATGACAAGATTACTCTTGAAAACTGGCAGAAACAGATAGACAAAAACAGAGCTAAGGAAATCGAGAAGCTTGAAGATGAAGAAGAACAGCGGAAGAAAAGACGCGAAGAATGGCAGACCTCGACAAAGAATGACATCTTTAACCACATCAAAAGAATTCGAAACGGTTCAGAAATGACCGAGGAAGAGAAGAAGAAAGAAGCAGAACGGGAAGAGTGGAAGAAAAAGAACAACAAGGAATTCTGCATTTGATTCTGTGACTTCGCAGAATGTGCCTAGAATCAATTTGAATTGGTTTAGACTAGACTTTATTGATTGATAATAGAAAATGGATTTAAAAGGAAAATAGGAGGGGTCTATCATGCATGAACAACTTTACAAAGTTATTTTAGAGTATCACTTGAAAGCTCATAAAGTTACTAAGTTTAGTACGCCTGTGTATATGCCTGAGAGCTTGTATAATATGCTTAGAATCGATTTAAAGAGCGGATGCGATGTTTCTTACCTTTTGGACGGAATAACAGTTTATTTGGCAGATATGTACATTGAGAAGAAGATGAGGAGTGCTCTTGATGATGGTAGAATTTAAGACGCAGGAAGAGCAAAACAAATACGTTGACGCTCTTAAAAAGTTAGTTGCCAAGCAAAACAACAGGCCTTGTATGGAATGGCAGTGCAAAGAAGCTTTAAAAGGTGAATGTGAAAAAGCTCCTTGTAAATTATGCTGCTATTATGGTTGTTGGTGTTGTCTTTATCTTGATAAATGTGTTTTGAAAGAATACGAATAATATAAACAAAAAGAGCCGGGAATTTCTCCCGGTTCTCTTTACATTCCGAATAATCTTTCAAAGAATCCTTTCTTTTTCGGTGGGCACTGCTGCATCCAGTGATTAATCAAACGCCATGTTTCGCCCTTGTCATACATCGGAACAACTATTTTTTTTACTCCGATATCAGGATTCATATAATATGCCTGCCCATATCGCGGTAAATCCTCGCAACCGTTAAAGCCTAATATATTTCTACTGTCTTGCGCTGACCTCGTACGCAGTCCCACACGGGCATCAAAGTTGACCTTGATTTCTGTCGGTATGACCTTGGCAAGTGGACACTGAGTCGCACAGATCAGATGAACACCGGCGGCACGTCCTACCTGTGCGATACGTTGGATTAGCGGCATCACCTGTTTTTTGTTCGTGGTCATTAAGTCTGCTAATTCGTCAATAATAACATATAACTGCGTTCCCTGGTATTTTTTCTCGTGTGCTCTCTGCATCTGTGTATATCTCATTTCAATGGTGTTCATAGCCGTCTGCAATCCTCTGACCATCTCGGCCGGTTCGGATGCGTAGAACGCCGTGTGAGAAAGATATCTATAGTCTACGAGTTCCACCCTCTTCGGGTCGATAAGAATGAACTGTACTTGCGACGGTGCATCAAACAGTGCCGTTGTGATAATTCCATTGATTACCACTGATTTTCCCGATCCAGTAGCTCCAGCCACTAACAAGTGTGGCTGCTCCATCATGTTACCATAGATAACAAAACTCTTTCCCTCTGGTGTGATCCAATTTCTCTGTGCTTTTCTCATGATTTCAATTCCTCTTCCTTTCTAGTTTAATTTCTTTTAGATTCTTTCCACTAAGTGTGTAAATGCTTTTTGAACTTCTTGCATCGTGTCCGAATCTGCTTAAAAGTGCCGGGGATTGCTCCCCGGTCAGCCTATCTATTTGCGTGCGCCTTTCTCAAGTTCTCTGTAAAGAAGGTTGCAAGCTAATTTCTCCGCTTTATCCTCTGTGTATCTTTCCTTTTCTTCCTCTGTCTCTTCAAGGATATTTCCAAGAAAGTCAATCGCTGATCTGAGAAAAATATCATCAGCAACCGGGAACGCTGTTGGAAGTCCCTGCATCCAGTCCATGAACATTTCATTTTTATTTGCTCTGCCTGCGATATAATAACAGTTATTTTCTAACTTTTCAATTCTGAATGCCTCCAAGATGTCTGCACAAATCTCGTTAAAATCTGTCTTTGCTTCTCTGCCTTCGAATGTGTAATATTCGTTTGCATCCTCGTAGCTGTCCATGATCTCTTTTCTGATGTTCTTCATTGCTTTTTTGCTGTTTGTTCTTAACATTGCTTTTTTCCTTTGCTCCTGTTATAATAGAGCTACCTTTCTTTTTTTGATTGGTGCCGATCGGTGTGAGTTGCTAGCTGTTCCGATCGGCTTTTTGTTTTGTTGTTTTCTATGGTTATAATATACACTAATTTTGGTATAATGTCAATACTAAAATACACAAATTTTAGACTATTTTAAAATTGACTTTTTTTGTGTCCGATGTTACATTATATATATGAAAGAAAAGGAGGAGCACAAACATGATTAATTATAAGATAGACGTATTCAAAGCGCTGAAAGACAGGGGATACAATCAGACAAAAATACAGAGAGAAAACCTTTTACCACGTCAGACGATGCAGAATATCAGAGCTGGGAAAAGTATTACATTAGAAACGCTAAACAAAATATGCATCATGCTAAAAATGCAGCCTGGAGATATTATAGAAGTAATTCCGACAGACGAGGAAAAAATAAAATATTATTAGAACTATTATTGAAATTATTCTAATAATAGAATATAATAGTACTTGTAAGAAACGTATCTTGCAAGTCGCCAGTGAGAACTGGAGAAAGGAGAAAACAATGGAAAGACTGAAGAACGTATATAAAATATCGGCAGATCTCGAAGACGGAACGACAATAACTAAGCATATATTTTCACACACTCACGACAATGCATTGAAGAAATTTAAGGTTGCAAACAGTAGAAATAAGCTGTCCGAAATCATCAAAGTAAACTTTGTAGAACTGATTCTTAAAGATGTGATTTATTAAATATTATTTTAGCCAATAGAGCAAGAAATGGCCATTCATGCTCTATTTTTTTAAAAATAGTTGTTAGTTCAAACTAACAAGGCAAGTAGGGTTACAAAAGTGTTAACAAATTGTTACGACAAATATTTAACAAATGCCAACTAAGCCAGTAAACACAAGAGCAAACAGTGATTTATTAAATGTTACGCTGTGCAAATTATTATGCTATTTGTATACAGATTGGATACAGAATGGATACAGCCCTAATAATCGACTTACTAAATAATATATAATATTATATTTATTACTTTTCAAAACTATATCTCTTCACTACGTTCAGATCTATAGTTTTAAAAAGGTCGGGTTTTGAGAAAACACCGACTGCGTACATTCCCAAAAACGATGTAAAAATAAATCGATCAGACAAGAAACGAACAACGACAGGAAGAGACAACCACAGCCAACAGAACAGGGCATTGTCTGTCCTGATTATCAAAACACGGACACGAAGCGCACAGCCGAGCACACACATACACGGACGCACACGCTTTGATAAAAAATTAAAATTAATTTACTCGACACTATTGCAAACAGATATTCGCTGTGTTATAATGGCATCAGCGACAAGAAATCTGTGAAAGCCGAATGGGAGCTGGATCAAAAAGAGCTAGGAATCGTCAGCCTAGGCATATCGAGAAAATAACAGACAATGAGCTGTTTAATATCTCGGTGTGTCTAGGCTTTTTTGTTTATAGATTATTTTACATGCGGAGGTGAAAAACAATGGCTAAGAGGGCACAGAAAACAGAGAGAGTAGAAGCTGAGACAGTGAACAGTGTTGAAAGTGTTGAAGTTGATCCGGTCAACCTCAGAGCCTTAGTTGATGATGTGATCACTGATTACTGCATGAGAGATGATCTTGACGAATCAGACATTCCACCACAGATCTGGAACGACATCATTGAAGAGATCAGAGTGACATTGTTTGACAAGAACGGCGCTTTGCTCTGGGCTGATGGAAGAGTTGGTGTAAGATATGACGACGACAAAGTAATGAACGCATACGAGATCTACAAGAGAATCTGCAACAAACATTGTCAGGTTGTTAATATCAAGGGATTCGCCGACATGATTGGAATCGACAAACAAACACTCTATAACTGGGACAGTGATAGTAAATACAGTAACAAATATAATAAACATAGTTGTAGTAGTGGGAATAGACTAAGTAGAAAGACTATCGATTTGCGCAAGAAAATCATGGATGATAATGAGCAATCTCTTGAGGCAATGCTGCAAGATAAGCGTATCAATCCCATGAAGGTGCTCCCATCACTGAACAGACATCATATGTGGAATCTTCCAGGCGTTAGCCGCGAGAAAGTAGAGGCGAGACCACTGACCGCTGACCAATTGCCACAACTCGGACAGGATTTGCCGCCACAGATCGAGGAAAACGATTGATATTTTTTAAGATTTGAGAACGGAAAAACTGGTGGTTAAAATAAATCATTGACTTTGGAGTGATTTTAAACAGGAGTCCATGTGAAATGGTCAACTCTATTGGATAAATTAGTGTTTATTAAATAGATTGACAATAATACAAATAATCAGACAATAAAGAACCTACCGGGGAGGGGGTTAAAACAGCTTTGAAAAATCGGCTTACTAAGTCCCCCAAAAATTCTCAAAAATAAAAAGCCATCATGGAGAAAACTTCACGGTTTGCCAATGGGACGGAAAACAAACAGGAGAAACCGATTATGCACAGATACGAGATAGTTCAAGATAGAATAACGCTGACGATCACAGCGGATTCGATGAAGATCAGAGAAGATAACTTGATTGTCTTTGAACAGGATGAAGAGACAAGAGCAATTATCAATGGAAAAGATATCAAGTACATTTTGAGAATTGAATAGGGGAGGACAATATGCTGAAAATGATTAAACGCCTGTTCTGTCGACACGATCATACAGTGCATGACCATTCAGACCTTGTTCGACAGGAAGACGGAAGTTTCAAGACAAAACATTATTGGCGGTGTAAGAGCTGCGGAAAGGTGATATCAGGAAAATGATTACAAAGAAAGATTTAAAAGGATTGAGTAAACGGGGACTGAAAGAGATGCTGTGTTTGGCAAGTCAGTGGTGCGAGGAGTGTGGACTTGTTCTTGAGTTCAGAGACTGTTCGATGGAATTTGCCGGACAGGAAATCGATGCAGATGCATTCGGAGAAGATATCGAATCTCTTGAGGATGAAACACTTCCATTCTCGTTTGACCCATATGAGGATTGCGACAGATCAGACCTCATTCGTGAAATCGAGATTGCAGAAGAGAAGAACAGATATCTCGAATTAGACAATGAGGACTTGAAGACAGCAATTAGAGTTCTGGTTGATCTGTACGCTGGAGAAAGAATCTTCCGGGGCGATTCGTATGAATGATATCGGGTTCAAGGAACAGATTCTTCAGACATCATGTGAAGTTATCAAAAGTGAGCTGATGAAACACGAAGAATTCTATGATGCGTTTGTGGCATCTGTTGAATCGGCACTGCATGAGGTACCGGAGGTCGGTGAAAAGGCATCTGATATCGCTGAGAGAATCACGAAACGTATTTCCGGGGAGGAATGAAATGAAAATTGCCGGGAAAGAAATCAACGATGAATGTGTTCACTGCGGAGAGATTCTTGAATGCGAACTTTTCAAACAGGGACACGGAATCAGACAGGAAAGAATGAATGTGGTGCAGATGATTAAATGCCAGATGAAGCATAAGGAGAAGAGAAATGCTGAGTAGAATGCTTTTGATTTTTGCGAATATTACGATAGCGTTTGCATGGTTTGCGATGGCATGTGAGAATTACGAAGAAGAGAAATGAGGCAGGATGATGATTTCGCTGTATCTCTGCTTTATAAGTGCCGCATCGATGTATTACATTTGGAAGTAATGAGAAAGGATTGAGAGAAGATGAAGAAATTAAGATGGATTTTGGCAATTGCATTTCTCATTGCCGGAGTTGCCGGAGGACTTTATGTCGGAGGATATTTGCTTTTGTTTAAATCAATTTTGACAGCTTGTATTGCTTTGGATGCAGGGCAAATTACAGCAGCGATTATTTGGACAACAATCGTAAAAGCATTTCTATCAGTGATTGTTATGTCGGTAATCATTTTTGTCGGATTTATTGGATTTGCAATTTCCACGCCAAAAAAATAATTAAGACATTTACTAATACTTTGTTTCATATATTCGTCCATGTGACGATTCTCCACCTACTAGCGGAAAGCTGAACAAAGGGATGTCACAAGTCCCGGTAGGTTTAGCCGATTCTGAAATCGGTTTCGTCAGAATATCGTTGTTGATTGTAATCTGACGTAATTAAGACTGGTTTTGCTGATGACATGCAAGTAATTGAATGACGATTCACCCAGTCGTAAGCCACAATCCAATAAAGGTATTGGAGATGGTTGCTGACCATTCGGTCGGAAACGACTTGGAGGTTCGAATCCTCCTTGTGGCGTTCTGAGTTTCACGGTTCTCAGAAACACCAATCATGTACGCGCCCTATGTGCAGTAAATATGCCATTTTCCTTTAGATTAGTTTTGATTCCAATAAGTTTAAAGTGATTAAAAGATTTCAAAAACCGTGAAATGCTATCATAGCTCAAATGGATAGAGCAGTTGATTACGAATCAACAGGGTTCCGGTTCGAATCCGGGCGGTAGCTTCTCCAAGCGTGGTGAACTTGGAGAGTCATCCTTTCATAAGATTTTTTCCTTTCGGTTTTCCGTGTAGTTCAATTGGTAGAACGTGTGAAATGTGTAGGTTCGAATCCGACCACGGCAATTCAGTGTTTTAGCTGCGGAGTTCGCTGAAGCTCGGAAAATAACGTTTTGTTAATAAAAGACGTGGTTTATCGATCATATAATAAACTCCAATATTATAAAGAACCGTAGCAGTGCAAGGATTCCTTACGGCTTTCGAGGTAAATTTCTTGCAGCTAAGGGCGTATAGCTTAATGGTAGAGCACAGGAATTTGACTTCTGATGTACTGGTTCGATTCCAGTTACGCTTGTTTGAAATAATTGAAAATGTGAAGAGAAGAAAGGATGGTTCCGATGGGAAGAAAAATTAAGGTGCTTGACAGAGAAAAGTTTGTTGATGCAATCAATGATTATTGTAGCCATAAAATTAAAATGGATGAAGCGGCAAAGAAAATGGGTGTATGTACTCCGACATTCCGCAAATATCTAAGAATGGTTTGGATGGGAGAACCACTGCCAGAAGAACTGTTCGAAAGGAAGAAATAGTGATGAAAATGGACGATGAAATGAGAAAAAATGAAGTAAAACGCGTGATTACTTGCAAAATGGAAGATATTGCCAGTTTGGTGGTGAATTCCGGTTATACAGTGACAATCCGACCGACAAAAGACGGGGCGAAGATTACCAGTCACAAAGAAAAGATCGTAAAGTAAATACAGAAGCTCATGCCCGGATGCGGACAGGGAACAGGGGAGTGCTCCTTAACTTTTTTATTTTAAGAGTTAGGGGGCACTTTTTGCGTTATGGCGAGCGATTATTTGATTAAAACCGTAAAAGGGTATGAAAACTACATAGAGCGCAAGGGGATTGACGAACAGGTGCTTGATGCGTACAGAGAAGCTAGCAAAGTTGCCATGTTTAATAACAAAGATAACGATGGATTGAAAATTTCAGGCAGAGCGAGACAGTTGTATGAGCAATTCATAATGAACAGCACTGGAGGAACATCGTGGGATTTGGAAAAATATGCATTTGAGAACGGGACATATTACCAAATACTTGATGATTTCTACGATCTTATTTTAGCAGAAGCAAAAAACAAGTGCGTTGATAGCTACTTCCGGTACATCGAGAAGAAAAGAGAACCAAAAGAGCGATTTTACATGCCTAGAAGAAAACAATTCCTGAAAATCGGTCTTGTAGATGGTTTACAAGGAATGCTTGATGACAAGTACGATATGCTCTTGATTTCTCTCATACCAGGCGCAGGGAAAACGTCAATAGAGAAATTCTTTCTTAGCGGAGTCATTGGATGGTACCCAAAAGACTTCAATTTGTTCTATTCGCATAGCAGCGACATCACAAGAATGTTCTATGATGGCGAACTGGATATTGTAAAGAATCTAGGGGAGTATTGCTGGCATGATATATTCCCCAATTTGGCTGTTTCTGGAGAAAATGCGAAGATGGAGCAGTTCAATGTTGGAAAATACAAACCGTTCCCGTCTGTTCAGTGTACATCTGTTGGAAGTAAGAATGCCGGAAAAGTACGTGCTTCTAAGTTTCTACTTGTTGATGATATGATCGGTGGAATCGAAGAAGCGTTAAACAGGAATATCCTTGATAAATTGTGGGACAAATACGCCGTAGATGCCCGTCAGAGAAAGATTCAAGACACAGACGGGAATAACTGCAAGGAAATTCATATAGCGACTAGATGGAGCGTACACGATGTTATAGGACGTATTCAAAAGATGTATGAGGGGAATGACCGTGTAAAAACAATTGCGGTGCCAGACATTGATCCGAAAACAGGAAAGAGCAACTTTGATTATGAGTATAGCGGTTTTACTGTGGAATTCTTTGAAGACCAGCAGCTGCTTATGGACGATGTTTCATACAGATGTCTTTACAAGCAGGAACCAATTGAAAGAGAGGGACTTCTGTTCCCAGAAGAAAAGACAAGGCGGTATCTGAATTTGCCACATGGAGCACCGGAAATCATCACTGCTCAATGTGATACGAAAGGAAAAGGAACGGACTATTTTGTTCTCCCAGTCTTGCAGAAGTACGGAGAAGACTATTATTGTGTTGATTGCGTTTGCGATAATACAGCAGATTACGAATTACAGTATGAGAATGCATCAAACATCATTGTTGATAATCAGGTTCAAGAGTGTGAATTTGAGCGAAATGCCGGAGGAGACAGAGTGGCGCTGGAAGTTAATAAGCGAGTAGAGCAAAAAGGATGGATATGCAATATTACGGATACTCCAACAGAGACTAACAAAGAAGCAAGAATCTATCAGTGCTCAAGCTGGATTTTACAGCACGTAATATTTAAGGATTCTTCACTTTATACGCCAAAAGAGCCGTATGGAGTAATGATGAGTCTTTTGACAAGATATTCTGTTTCGGATAAAAAGCAGCTTGATGACGTACCGGATGTTTTTTCAAACTTTGCTATAAGAATGACGGCAGGGACAAGAGAAGCAAAAGTCGAAGCGGTACACAATCCGTTTAGAGGAGGGTATAGATAATGGATACAAAAACATATTTAGGACAGATTTCAAGGTTAAATTTTAGAATCAAGAACAAAATGGAAGAAATTAATCAGTTGAGAGATATGGCTTGTTCTATTTCTGTGTCTCCGAAAGAAGTTAATGTCCAGAGCAGTGGAGAACCGGACAAAATGGGAAGTCTTGTCTCTAAAATTGCAGATGCAGAAGCAGAGCTTGCAGATTCTGTTGAACGCTCACTGCAAAAGAAAAAAGAAATTGTTCAACAGATAGAGATGATTCCAAATACAAATCAGTATAGAATCTTGTACGAAAGATACGTCTTATGCAAAGACTGGAATGTAATCAGCGTGGAGATGGGATGCACTTTCCGGAATGCAATGTCAATTCATGGAAGAGCATTACAAGAGTTTGAGAAGTATTTCGGCTCTTATTATCTGTAATCACTTCACATAATTTCATATAATTTCACATTCTTTCACTACTTTTCCAAATACTTGACGTGATATAATAATAATCGAAGAAATACAACTTGAGGATACATAATAATTCTCATAATCCTTTTTCAAAGATGCACTTGGAATGACGAACCAGGTGCATTTTTTATTGGTGAAAAACATGGTAAAAGAACAAACAATCTATTGTCCGAAGTGCAACAGGAAAGTTGGCACTTATGACGGAAAAGGAAAAATCGACAAAGTATGTCGATGCAAGAAGTGTAACAAAAAGATTATTTTCAAAGTAGCAACGGGAGAAACAGTCAGGAAGTCGCTGCCAATTAGAAATTGCAGTAGCGGAATGACTTTTTTGATTTAAGGTGAAGAAATGAACAAGAATACTCTACAAGACCTTGTAAAAGGCAAATACGGAAGAAAAATTGCATATGCGAATGTCGAAGAGGTTGATCAAAGCAATATTTTGGAAGTTGTAGGGGAAACACTTGGAATCTTTTACTTTAACAAAAGTGTTACTAAATATTTGTGGGACTACTACAAAGGAGATCAACCGATTCTGTACCGTACAAAGACGATCAGAGATGATGTGGTAAACAAAGTAGTAGAAAATCACGCTTATGAAGCAGTTCAGTTCAAAGTTGGCCAGTCCTATGGAGAACCGTTGCAGTGCGTGAGCATTGTAAAGGAAAATATCAGTGAATATGTTGACGTGTTTAATAATTATTTAAGACGCGCTCATAAACATGCTAGAAATATCAGAGCTGGTGAGTGGCAGTCGGCAACTGGAACAGCTTTTTTAGCTGCTCAGTTTGAAAAACCTGGAGAAAAAATGCCGTTCAGAATTACAGTTCCAACTCCGATGAATACCTACATCATTTATTCATCTATTACGGAAGAACCGCTTGTTTCTGTTCAGGAATTAAAGGACTTGAATGGTGAATGGTATAAGTCATGCCACACGAAAACGCACCAATGCATTATCAAAGACGGGAAAGTTGAACAATGGGGTGTACATGCGTTTGGTGGAATCCCTATTGTTGAATACCCAAATAATTTTGAAAGAATTTCTGATATTGAGCTTGTAGCATCCATGTTTGATGCAATTAACAATATGCAGTCAAACAGAATGGACAGCATTGAACAGTTTGTTAGTGCTTGGGTGAAATTTGTAAACTGTACAGTTGACCATGAGACATTCCAACAGATGAAAATGGAGGGTGCTCTTGTTGTTAAATCAAACAATGGTACTGACAATAAGGCTGATGTTGATATTATGACACAGGAGCTAAATCAAACTCAGTCACAGGTTGCAAAACAAGACTTGCTGGATAATATCCTACAGATTCTTGCCATTCCTAAACTTGAAGGAAACACAGGTGGAGACACTCAAGGCGCGGTACAACTCCGCAACGGATGGGATATGGCTAAGACGAGAGGAAAACTGAAAGACCCGATTATTCAAGAGTCAGAACAAAGACTGAATGAAGTTATCTTGAATATTATTCGTGTAAGAAAAGGAAAAAATGAATGTCCTATTGATACGAGCCAGTTTGAAGTGATTATTAATCACAGCCCTATGGATAATATGCTAGTAAAGGCACAGTTTCTGGACTACCTGTTGAAAGACGGCACTCATCCGAAACTTGCATATGAGCTTAGCACATTATTCCCGGATAGTGAAAAAGCTTACATTCTGTCCAAACCTTATCTGGATGTGCTTTACAAGACATCTGATGATGAAAATAAGCAAAATCAGATAGAGGATAATGCTAATCAGAATCAAGAACCGGGGAACAATCAGAATTCAAATGGCAACAAAACGCCGGAGGTAGAAGAATGACATATGATTACACAGTAAAACAAGACGGACAGACGTATCCTCCGGGAACAGATGTGCCGGATATGGGGAGCATTGTTTGTACCGAAGCATCGGGAAATGTTAGAAGCTATGAAGCTCAGTCAAAAGATGTTGATAAGCTCCCGACTTATGTAGATGCAGGAAGTTCCTGTTTGATGTTAGACACATCGGAATTATACAAATTCAACTCTGAGACAAAGAGTTGGCAGAAATTAGGATAGTAGAAACGAGCCAGTCATTGAGAAATCAGTGGTTGGCTTTTTCTATATAAATTTGCATCCATGCGTTAAATGGAAAAAGAAAAAATCCATGCTGATAGAACAGCGAAATCAAATGTAGATCACGGAGGTAATAACTATGACAAGAGAAGAAGCAAAACAAAATTTGGTTGCGTTAGGAATTGAAGAGCCGACAGATGCACAGGTCACTAATTATTTGAATCAGTTTCATAATAACAGACCAGCACCGGCACCGAACCCAAATCCAGCACCAAAGCCGGAACCACAGCCACAGCCTACACCGGCACCAGCTCCAAATCCACAGCCGAACCAAAATCAGGCACCACAGAACGATGACGAGATTGAGAAGCTGAGAAAACAGATTGATGCATTGCAGAAAGAGAACATCAAGAAAGATATTCGTGCTTATGCTGCTGAAAAAGGACTGACGGGTGAACAGGCAGAGAATGTTCTTGCTGGTTTTCAAGACAATTACGATCTTGCAAAGACAGCTATTGATTCCATGTCACAGATTATCGCCGATAAAGAAACAGCCGCCGCGCAGGCGAAAGAACAGGAAATCGCTAACGGTTCAATTAATCCGGGCGGTGGAAATCCTGGCGGTAAAGGTGAAGAAAAAACAAATGCAGAAAAAATTGTAGAAAAACTGTATGGAGGAAAAAGCAAACAGGAGAAGAGTGTGCTTTCTTACTATGTTGATTAAGGAGGAAAAGAAAAATGTCAAATATGCAGTATGAAACCATTTCATATGCCGGAGATGTGCAAATTCTCAAAAGAGAAAAGAATGTTGCAATCCCAATGACTCTTGATTTTACAAGCGTAACAGACAAAGATTTCAAGGGTAAAAAGATCGTAAAAGCAGGAACTCCAATCGGAAAATCTGGAACTGTTGATAACACAGAAACAGTGGTTGGAATTCTCAGGTTCGATGTAACAGAAGACAGACCGCAGGGAGCACTTCTCAAAGAAGCATATCTGAATACATCAGTTGCAGAAAAACATGCAGGACTGACATATGATGCGGCGGTTAAAACAGCACTTCCAAATATTATTTTTGAGTAAGGAGGATAACGATGTTAGTAAATGACGTAGTTGATTCAAAATCTATTGCGCTTCAAGCGACAAATGATCCGAGCAATACTGTTCCGTATATTGGATTACAGTGGTTCCCGGAAAAAAAGAAAACAGGATTAGACCTTTCTTGGATTAAAACACATAATGGACTTCCAGTATCTCTTGCGCCATCAAACTTTGACACACTGCCGACTCTTAGAGCAAGAGGTGGACTGGCAAAGGAAAAAACTCAGATGGCATTCTTCCGTGAATCTATAGCGGTTGGAGAAACAGAAATGCTTGAGATTGAAAGAATCAAGGAAGAGGATGATCCATATCTTCAAACTGCCCTTGACAGTGTTTACAATGACACAACAAATCTTGTAAGAGGTGCAGAGGTTGTACCGGAAAGAATGAGAATGGGACTTCTTGCAACAGAAAAAGGACATCCGGTTATCGGAATTGAGAGTGACGGTGTCAAATATGCATATGACTATGATCCAACCGGAGAATATGCAAAAGAACATTATGCAAAGCTTGAGGGGACAAGCCAATGGAGCAATGCGACAGCTTCAAAACCTCTCAACGATATGAATACAGCAAGAAAGGCTCTTGCGAAAAAAGGAAGAATTGCAAAATATGCTCTAATGAACTCCAATACTTTTGAGCATCTTCTAGATAATGAGCAGATTAAAAATTCAATTCTTGCTCAGAATCTTACTGCTACGATTGAAATTACGGATGACAATGTAATGTCTGTTGTTAAGAACAGAACAAAGCTTCAAATCGTTCTGTATGACAAAATGTACAAGGATGAAGCCGGAAAAGACCAGTATTTCTACCCGGACAACAAAGTGACTCTGTTACCTGATTCATCACTTGGTAGAACATACTTTGGTGATACACCGGAAGAGAGAACAGCAAGACAAGTTGCTGACGTAGACGTAACAATTTACGGAACAGGAATTGCAGTTGCCACAAAGACAGAGTACGGTCCTCCGTTAAAAATGACTACAACTGCGGCAGAAACAGTTCTTCCATCATACGAGGGAATGGATTCAACATTTGTTCTTGAAGTAGCAGGGGAGTGATGATATGAAATTTCCTTATATTGTAATCAGAGACGGCAAGTGGTACAAAGCAGGCGAAGAAGTCCCGGATTTTATTCCGGGACATGAATCATATGCTGAGGAAACTCAGATGCCGGAAGTGTTTAAGTATAAGAAAACAGACATCAACAGAATGAGCACTGCTGATTTGAAAGAATTGGCAAGAGAACATGAAGTATCAAATGTTGACGATATGACTGGGCAAGATTTGAAAGAATACTTTATTACAAGGTTCAATCTGTAGATCGTGAGGTGCAGCTATGGCAATTGAAGACAGAATCTATGAGAAATCAGTAGAATACTTGTCTGATATTCCAGAGCTTGCCGATGAAAAACCATCAAAACTGTTAATCGGATTCGTAACTGAGAAATTTAAGCAGTGCAGAAACTATCCTCCGTCTTTTACGGATGCGAAGATAGAATCTGACATGGAAAAGCATTTGAATACAATCGCCATGGCTGTGGTTGACCTAAAAGCAAAAGAGGGAGCTGAAGGAGAGACAAGCCATAGTGAAAATTCAATCAGCCGTTCTTATGAAAATGCTTATGTTTCAAGTTCGATATTTAATGACGTGCTTCCGTATGTTCATTTTTTATAGAAGATTGTGCGTGACCATTTTGCTGATGTCGGCAATATGGTCGCAGGGTATTAGCTAATTTGGTGGTGGGCAGCTAATGGAAATAAGAAAAAGGCAGGTAAATGATTGATGACTATTGAAATATCGACAGCAATCATTATAAGTGTGGTGTCAGTTGCTTTTTCCATTTTCTTCGGGTTGAAGAACAATAAACGTTCGGACACGAAAGATATCGAAGAAAGAGTTAGGCAGAACACACAAATCAATATGAAACTTGATAACATCTCTTCTTTGAGTGAGGACATCAAAAGTGAGATTTCTCAGATGAAAGATAAGCTTGATTCTCACAATGGAAGAATAATCAAACTGGAAGACAGTGTAAAGAGTGCACATCACAGAATTGATACACTGGAAAATAGAATGAATGGTGGTGAAGAATAATGGATATTTTTTCAATGGAAACCGTACTGGCAATTGTAGTTATTACTTATCTTGTTGGACTCGGAGCAAAGCTGTGTCCAAAAGTAAAAGATAATTATATCCCTGTGATTGTAGGTGTAGCTGGAGGAATCCTCGGAGTTGTTGGAATGTATGTAATTCCTAACTTTCCGGCAACAGACATTCTTGATGCAATTGCAGTAGGAATTGTATCAGGACTTGCAAGTACTGGTGTAAATCAGATTCAGAAGCAAGTAAAGAAGGTGACCGTAAGTGAGGACACTGAACAGAAATAAGCAGAAAATGTACTACTCCTTGCAAGATGGTACGTCTCCGGTATATATGACTGATGATGATGGAAATGTAAAGTACATCGAAGTAGATGGAGAACAGATTCCTGTTGAGTCAGGAGAGACTGAACCACGCTACACGGAACCTAAGTTATTCAGAGCGAATATCAATTCTACATTGACCGATACATTTATTCGGGCGTTTGGCATTGATGATTCCTCTGACAAGGCAACGATTGTCTGTGCAAAAGGAACTCTTCCATTGGCAAAAGGGGCTCGTATTTGGCGCAATTCATCCATTAAATACAAAGACCCGATAAATATGTCAAACGTGGATGAAAATTCCGCAGACTACGTTGTTAAGGACGTCAACGATGAAGCTATGCACGAAGATACATTCTTGCTTCAACGATTGATTAAAGAGGGATAAGAATGAGCACAAAAATCAGTTTCGGATTATCGCAAAAGAGCATTGATGAAGCAATCAAACAGATTGAAGCTTACCAGAAATCGCTTGATCCTAAGTTAAGCTTGTTCTGTGAAAAATTGATTGAGAGAGGACAGACTGTCGCAGTTGAAAAGCTGACAGAATCTCCGCTCGGAAAAACAGTGACTCTGAAAAGTGATAAGACAGAAGAAGAGATGGGATGCAAAGCGGTACTGATTGCCACTGGTGAAGTAAAGTATCCAGAGGGAAGAGAACCGTTCAATCTTCTGTTCGCTATAGAATTCGGAGCCGGTGTTCGTTACAACAGCATCCCAAACCCAAAAGCCGGAGAGCTTGGATTCGGTGTTGGCAGTTATCCGGGACAGACTCATGCGGCTGATCCGAACGGCTGGTACTACTTTGGTGATGATGGAAAATGGCATCATTCTTACGGTATCAAAGCAACTATGCCGATGTACAATGCAAGCCTTGAGATGATTAAATCCGTTTCAGAAGTAGCGAAGGAGGTGTTTGGAAGTGGATAATTCATGGGTTTTCGACTTAGAGACACACATCTTCTCTATTGTTCAGAAGAAAGTAGGAGATAAGCTGAAAAGTAAGTATCCGAACATTCGTTTCACGACTACTTCAAAACCTAAAGGCGTGACCGTAAAATATCCAACAGTTTACATTCGTGAATTGCCTGGTACAGAAAAAGCACGCACTTTTGAAGGTGAAGATATCAGCGGAATTTTGTATTCCATGCAAGTGGAAGTAAGTACAGATAAAAGTGTTAAAGAAGCTAAGGCGGTTTTGAAAGAGGTTGCCTTGGTATACAAAAATATGGGGTTTGAAATTAAATCTCCAGAAGAGAGTGACGGAGACGAATATTACCGATGTGTAATGCGAGTCAGTCGAACTCTCGGAAACATAGATGCGTTGCACTGAGCCGAAAGGCTCTTTTTTATTGCCTAGATGGCAGAAATGGAGGTAAAAAAATGGCTTCAACCAGTTATAAAGTAAGAGCTATTTACAAAGAACTTGAAGATAGTGCGGATTTGTCAGCAGTTGATTTTGCCGGAAGTTACAAACTGCTTCTGAAAGCAAAATCAATGCCAGCTCCTGTGTCTGCACCAAACACAGTTGAATCAACAACTATGGAAGATGATGCACAGACATTTGAGATGGGTATTAAACAGTCTGATTCAAAAGAGGTAACAGGAAACCTTGAAAAAGAGTATCTGGACAATATTGGAAAACTTGAGAAGAAAAGAGTTGCTATCTTCCAGTTATATGGAACGGACGGTATCGGTGGAGTTGCGAAATATGCATACGTTGCACAGGTATCCGCTACTCCGTCAGACGTTGGTGGTGTCGATGAAATCTGTGAGATGACAGCAACCATCATTCAGAACACTGTCGCAAAGAAAGTGACAGACGATTATACAATTGTTGACGCTGGAAACGGCACATTTACAGTAACAAAGGGGTAACACGTTCCGAGCAAGACATGTCAGCAAATACTCGGAACGTAAAATTTGATTACGCTGACATTACAGAATAACAACAGGAACGGGCGCTCTTATGGGCGCCCTTCCCATATAAAAATTGCGGGAAGGAATACAAAGACATGAAAACATTTGAAATTAATGGAAAAGAATATTCAGGGAAACCTTTTGACTTTAACCTTGTTTGCGACCTTGAGGACATGGGCGTATCAGTTGAATCCATGGAAGAGAAACCGATGAGTATGGTTAGAGGATATATTGCGCTGTGCATGGGAAAAAGACGTGCAGATGCCGGACTTGAGATTCAAGAGCATATTCTGAATGGTGGCACAATGGATGATGCAACAAAAGTAATGCAAGAAGAAATGGAACAGTCTGATTTTTTTCGCAACCTCAACAAGAGAGCGGAAGCGGAAGCTACAAAGAATCAGGAGAAGAAGAACACTGGCGGCAGAAAAACAGCAGCAGCGAAGTAAGATCGTACCGTTCTCAGCGTGAGTTTTTCACCTGTGAATGGTATCCGCAAGCAAAAAAAATGGGAGTTGGTTGGACAGAATTTTGGAGCATGAATCCTAGAATTCTGAAAGCGGTATCTGCCGGATACGAAGAGCAACTCCTTGATATTGATTATATGAATTGGATGTCAGGGCAATATCTTATTAGTGCAATCAATACGTGCTTTGTCAAAGAAGAAAAGTATCTGAAGAAACCGATTCTGAAAACATTGATTGAAGAATCGCGAATGACTGATGAAGAACGTGAACTTCGTGAGATGGAAGAGGAAATCAGAAAAATGGATGCTTGGATTGCAGCAGACAGGGCAAGAGGATTGCCGGAGACATCGATAAATTAGGATGGGTTCACCATCCTTTATTTTTGTAAAAAGGTGGTGAAAACATGGGAACAGAGGTGGACTCTCTTGAGGTAAAAGTTGAAGCGTCGGCTAAGTCAGCAAATGCGGAACTCGACAAATTAATTGCAAAAATAAAAGAAGTAAAGCAAGGACTTTCCACTGTTATGGGGAAAGATTTCAGCTTTAATTCTACAAAAAGCTTGGAAAAAGACCTTGATAATATCGCTGATAAAGCAGATTCAATCGGAAAGAAAAAAGTCAAGATTGATGTTGACGATAAAAAGGTGAAAAAAGCCGCAAAGTCATATGATGAGCTTCTGGAAAAGTATAAAAATTCAAAACTTATGGTTGATTTTAAAGTAAATGACCTTGGAGTAGAAGAACTTGCGAAAATGCAAGAAAATATTTCCAAAAAGCTTAAAAACACAATGCAAGGCATTAACGACACCATGGAAAGAAAAGGGACTTCTTTTATCTCCGGTGATGCTTGGGAAAAACAGATTCAAAAGGCTCAGCAGTATAAGAATTTGTTGAATGAAATAAAAAGTATACAAGTGCAATCACCTGTCAGCCAGGGCGGAGCTGAAACGGGACAAAAAATTTCAAAAATTGTTCCAGACAAAGACAAAGGAATTGCTGAAGAAGCAAAAGAAGCGTCTAAGCTTTCAAAGATTCTTTCCGGCACTCAGAAAGTTTCAAAATCTCTTTCCAATACGTTTGGGAAGATGGGGAAAACAGTTAGTGGCGTAGTTTCTAAGGCAAAAGATCTCAAGAATTTGATTACCAGAACAAACAAATCTGGTGGTCAAATGTCAATGGGAAGAATGCTTGGAATGTCACTTGTATTTTCCACTGTATTTTCAGCATTAAGCACAATAAACAATGCAATCAAGGAAGGTTCAAATAACCTTGTTCAATACAGTTCTGATTACAATAAGAGCATTTCGGGTATTGTCACATCTCTTCTGTATTTGAAGAATGCATGGGCGGCGGCTTTTGCCCCGATTATCAATGTGGTCGGACCGTATATTTCAGCATTTATTGATATGCTCGCAAATGCAATGAATAAGGTCGCGCAGTTCATGGCTGTATTGACTGGAAAAACAGCAGTGGTGCAAGCAAAAAAAGCATGGAAAGACTACGGAAAAACACTCACATCCACTGGAAGTAGTGCTAAAAAAGCTGGAAGTGATGCGGCAAAAGCAGCAAAAGACCTTGAGAGCTATACTCTTGGAATTGATGAACTAAATATCCAGCCGAAAACATCAAGCTCAAGTTCAAGTGGTGGCCTTGACGGAAGTTCCGGTGCTTATACTGGACCAGATGTTTCTGAAATGTTTGAGACAACTGAACCGACTAAAGCTATTTCTGATTATGCTAAACGGCTCAGAGAAGCGTTCAAAGCTCAAGATTGGACTTCTCTAGGATCAATCATGGCAGAGGGCGTAAATGCCGGAATGCAGAAATTATATGACATATTTGACTGGAATAAGCATGGAGAAAAGATAACTTATTTCTGTAATGCTTTTACCACAACAATGAATAGCCTTGTTGACAATATTGAATGGCCGTTAATGGGAGCTACTGTTGCTGCCGGAGTAAATACGGTCTTCAATACTGCACAGCTTTTGATTACCGGGTTTAACTGGACGAATCTTGGGACAGGAATCGGAACAGCTATTTCCACAGGGATTCAAAACATTGACTGGGGAACGATAGGATACACTCTCGGAGCGTATTTTATGATTTCTTGGAACACTCTTGTCGGTGTACTGAGAGAACTTAAAGGTGAAGACATTGGAATGGCGCTGGCTAATGCTTTTAACGGCGCACTGGACTCAATCAATATTGGAACAATCGGAGAATCCATCGGAAGAATGGTTGCTCTTGTAATAGAGTCAATTAGAACATTTATTCAGAATGCCAATTGGAAAGAACTTGGATCACAGATTATTGATGGAATAAAGAATGCTTTCAAGTTTGCTTCTGACGGTGGTGAAAATACAGGAATACTTGCATCTGCTATTGGAATCGGAGCAACAGGTGAAATCGTAAAGAAAATAGCTGAAATTCTTCCCAAATTAGATGGAATGGCAGAAAAATTCAATAAAATAAAGGAAGTTGCAGGAAAGCTAAACTTTAAATCTCTTCTTACATTATCTCCAACAACTGCATTGATTATTGCTGGAATTACAATTTTAGTTGCTGAAATAATGGACTTGTGGAATACTTCTGAGGGATTTAGAGATGCTGTGAAAAATGCTGTTGGGGAAATTGGAGATGCATTTTCTTTTGCGAAAAAAGAAATTTGGGATAACGGATTTAAACCACTTTGGGATAACCTAAAAGAACTGTTTAATTCTATTTACGATTTATACACATCAAGTGGAGCGAAAGAGCTGTTCGAATCAACAATGATTTCCGCAGTAAAAGCAATCGGAGAAGTACTTTCCATAATAATTAGAAAGATAGCACAAGTTGTTTCTGTTATTACTGGAATGGTGAGTGGAGCGATAGAGATAATCCAAGGCTTGGTTACGTTTGTGACAGGTGTGTTTACTGGTGATTGGGGAAAAGCTTGGAAAGGAGTAGAAGATATTGCGCTTGGATTTAAGCAATATATTTCATCTTTATTCCAATTGCTTTTTATGGCGATTACAACAATTTTCTCACCAATTGTACAGTGGTTTTCGAAAAAATTTCAAGCTGCTAGAGACGGTGTAATGAATGCATTTTCAAACATCGGTTCTTGGTTTGGTCAAAAACGTGAAGATATCAAGTCAAATCTGAAGCCGATTGCTCAGTGGTTCAAGGATATTTTTAAGTCTGCTTACAACGGAATTACTTCAATTTTTGACAAGATTGGTGGATACTTCAATACTGTAGCAGGTTGGATAAAATCACCTGTTTTAGGCGCAGTAAAAGCAATCGCTAATGCTGTGAACTGGGTTTACGGGAAATTAGGTGGAGACGGCGATCTGATTAACGTCTCTGTACTTGATAACTATGCAAGCGGTACAAACGGAGTGGCGAGAGATTCATTTGGCGTTGTCAATGACCAGCCGGGAAATACCTACAGAGAACTTGTTCAGTATCCGAATGGACAGACAGTAATTCCAACAGGAAGAAATGTCGTTCTGCCGATGCCAAAAGGTACAAAGGTAATGCCAGCAGGTCAAACAGCAGCATTGATGGGAATTACTGGCGTGAAGAAGTATAAATCTGGAATTGGCAACTTCTTTGGAAATACAGTAGACAAAATTACTGATATTGCAAGTAACATTTTCAGTTATATCAAAGACCCGAAGAAGCTTCTTCAAGCGGCGATTGATAAATTCACAGATTTGACAGGAGCGCTTGAGCCTGGAATTACACTTGCGAAGACGGCAGTTAATTCACTGTTTGAAACAGCAGTTTCCAAAATCAAAGGATTCTTTGACAGTTTCGGTGCTGTTGCTTACAAACCATCTGCCGGAGTGGAGCAGTGGAGAGGACTTGCGAAACAAGCTCTTTTACTGACAAATCAGTTCAGCGAATCTAATCTGAATGCCTTGTTAACTCAGATGATGCATGAGTCTGGTGGAAATCCGAACGCTATCAACAACTGGGATATCAACGCAATCAGAGGTATTCCGTCAAAAGGACTGATGCAGGTAATTGACCCGACATTCCGTGCAAATGCGATGTCTGGATTCAATACAAACATTTACGATCCACTGTCAAACATGATCGCTGCTATCAATTACACGGTAAGAAGATACGGAAGTCTGTATGCTGGATGGACAGCAAGAGGATACAAGGGATACGCAAAAGGTATCGGAACATTTTCTATGAGTGATTTTCCAAAGTATTCAACAGGCGGATTCCCAGAAGACGGACTGTTCTTAGCAAATCACGATGAAATGATCGGACAATTCTCTGGAAGAAATGCTGTTATCAATAATGAACAGATTGTTGATGGAATTTCTGATGGAGTATACAGAGCAATGATGCAGGCACAAAGCGATAATTCAAGGCTGACTAACATTCTGTCCGAGATTTTAGCAGCAATCAAAGAGGGAAAATCACTCCGAATTGATGGAAGAGAACTTGTGTCAGCGTACGACTCAAGAAAAAAGCGTAACGGATACGCATTTACTTAAGGGAGGGCATAAATGCTCTCTCTTTATTTTGGAGGTAACAACATGGCAATGTCTTCGTTTTTGAATGTAAACGGGTATGATTTCCCGTGCCCGAAGAGAGGAAACTTTTCTTGGATGATTTCTACCACGGTCAGTGATGGAAGAAATGTAAATAATGCAGTTATTGGTCAGAGAGTCGGCAGAGACTTGTATAAGCTTGACGGGCTTGAGTGGGTTGGACTTTTACCAGAAGTCAGAGCAAAGATGCTTAAGGCTGTGAAAGATTTTTATATTCCGGTCACGTTTGAAGATATGGAAAATCCAGGTAAAACGATTACAGTCGTTATGTATCCGGGCGACAGGTCAGGAACACCATTGTTTGTTGACCGTCTGACCCACATGATTACAAAGGATGAGATACTGAAATTCAATCTGATTGACGCAGGATGGGAGTGATGGCGTATGCAGAAAGTAAGCAAAGAATACGCTGAATCAATGCAGAGGCCATTCCGATATAGAGGATATATCAAGGGGAGTATTGGCATTATCAATTCTGACGCACAAAGCAACGCCACGACAGATACGGCTCTCGTCTACTTCTCTGATAAATCCAAACCATTCAACGGATACTCTGTCAATCAGGTTTACGCCACAGCGGAGGAAGACTTCTCGAAAGTGGATGGTAGCATGTATTTCCCACCCAAAAATCAAAAAGGGAATATTTATTATAATCAGGGAATTGTCGTGTCCGTGTTGAATGGCTCATTTGAGATCAAATTTGGTGATAAAAAGGGACTTGATATCAAAGGACTGACTATTGATTTCGGAGAAGTGTATCCGGTAAGTCTCACGGTTTCAAATGGGAGCACTTCAAAAACTTATTCAAATGATACTCAGAATTTCGTGACTGATGATAGCTTTGATAATTCTGACTATATCAGAATCACTCCTTCCGGATTTTCCAATGGAAGTAAGAAAGTTCGAATGAGAATCAATAAGATGTCATTCGGAGTGGTTACATCATTCGGAAGCGATAAAATTCTTGAGTGTTCCTTGAAAGAATATGTTTCACCAATTAGCGATTCACTTCCAAGCCGTGACCTTGAGTTGACAATTGACAATCAAGATGGATATTTCAATCCAGACAAAGAGCAAAGCGCAATTGGATACTTGGAACTTGGACAGGAAGTCAGAATCTCCTACGGATATGACGTAAAGGGCGATGGCGTTATCGAATGGATTCCAGAGACACTGACTTACTTAAAAACATGGCAAGCGAATGATACACAGGCTAAATTCACAGCGACAGACTTGTTCGATACAATGGATGAGACTTATTACGGCGGTTCCTTTAATTCTGGTGATGGTAGAACAGCCTACGATCTTGCTATAGCAGTTCTGACAGATGCTGGATTTTCAGAAAGCCAATACTATCTTGACCCGTATCTCAAGACGGTGAATATCAACAATGCCATTCCTGCTGTTACTCATTCAGAAGCATTGCAAATCATAGCGAATGCAAGCAGATGCGTTTTGAGTGAAGATAGGAAAGGTAAGATTAATATTCATAAATCGTTTGAGCCTGCAAAGACAGTTATTACAAACGGTGAGACAGAGTACAGCCATTCCGCAAGAATCACTGAAAGAACAAGAAAAGATGCTTATGCTGTAACCAGTTTGGACTTCTCAGCGACTGATGGCTCATTACTTTTCATGCCATCTTCTGGAAATTACAAAAGCACTGGTTACATTAGTTCTGCCGTTTCGAAAGCAGACGGAACGTTTGATGTAAACCCAAAAATCAATGTAAAATTCGAATTTCCGTGGACGGCTTACAATTTCACTATAAAATTCAGAGAAGTAGTTCCACTCGCATTCACACTGACAACATATTCCGGTGGAACGGTAAAAGCGACAAAAGAAATCACTCTTTCATCCGAGAAAAATCAGCCAGCCGTCACAGAAGTTGCAGAAAATCCATACGATTCGGACACTTACGAATTGAATGAGACTTTTGACCAGATTGACGAATTTTCTGTAGAATTCACAAAAGCTACACCGAACAGCAGAGTGTTTGTTGACTATCTGAATATCGGGGAATCCACAGACTACAGAATCAGAAGAGTTGATATCCTTGATACTCCACAGACTACAAAACAAGACAAAGTGCGTGCGATTACTGTTGACAGGACCGTGTACAGACAGTCAATAGAAGAAGATAAGGAACTTATCTCTGAGACAATATCACTCACAGCGTCCAATATGACCCATACAGTCTACTTCAACAGTGCATCCTATGGATTCAGCGTGTCAACTGATAATTCGGCGATAACAGGTAAAATCGTAGCTTCCAGTAACTTTTACGCAAAGATTCAATTCAGAGGAGTTACGAAAGATACGACACTGACTGTAACTGTAAAGGGGAAAGAATATCAGCAGGACACGAACAGATACACAAAAGTACACAATAAATCTGGTTCGGATGTCGAGTGGAAGAATCCACTTATCAGTACTGTGGAACATGCAAAAAAGGTAGAAGAATGGCTCGCAAGCTATTACTTAGGCTGTGCTGAATATGAATTTAACTGGCGCGGCGATCCCGCTATTGATGCAAATGACACCATGTACTTTGGACTGAAAGATGGAAGAGAACAGTTGATACGGGCGTATGAAAATTCACTGACGTTCAACGGCTCTTGGAATTCAGATATGAAAGCGAGGGAAGTAAATTATGTCGGAGTGGATAACACCTAAAACCGATTGGAATGCAAACAGCAAGTTCAATATCGATGATTATAACAGGATTAAAAACAATCTTGTCTACTTGAAAGACCGAGCAAATGAGTTGATTATCCCCTTTGAAATTGACGATATGGGTAGTGATTTGACTTCCTATGCATTGTTCTGGGATGTCAGGATTTTCAACCTGTTTGAGACAAATCTTGAGAAGATTAATCAGAAGACCTATAACAAGAATTTAGGCGGTACAAAGACGTTCTACGAAAACGGGCAGTTTATCAAATACGATGAACTGAATCGGCTGGAATCATCAATGATAACTCTGAAAGATACTCTGGACAGGCAGGAACAAGGTTTGAGACGCATCCCATTCAGACTGGGAAGATTTAAGGAGGTACGTGTATAATGGCACTTAAAACGGATTATAAAGACGATATCCTGGCATCGTCAATGAACGGAAAGAGAAGATATAGACAGACATCAAATAGTGACGGCTCTATTTCATTGGAGGACTCCACAATCTATGAACAAGAGGGAGATAATTTTGGTGCAGCACAATTAAATGCTGTTTGTAAGGCAGTCAACGACCTTGATAATGGAAAAGTCAGCACACGTATCTTAGGTGTATCAGCAAAAGAAACGCTGACTGGCGAATTCTTGAACGATAAGCCGATTTACACAAAGATGATTGAAGTCGGTGCGTTACCGAACAATACAACAAAGACGGTACAAACAGGACTGAGAAACCTTGATTATTACTGGGTTGATGTGTCAAATTCGTTCTGCTTTTCTAGTGGCGCTTTCTATCCGATTCCGCATGTTGAGCCAAAGACAATCGCAAACAGTATCGGAGTTCGACTCACTGAGTATGGAGCAAATCTCGTCGTGTCAACGGGAGCAAATTGGAGTTCTTATGCAGGAATTGTGACTGTAAAATACACGAAGAAATAAAATCGCAGGAGTGATGTTATGAGAACATTAAAATTCAACGTGAAAGAGCAGAGGATAGAGAAAGCAAAGAACTGTGATTTTAGTGATATCGCAAGAGGGACAACGGGATATTTGAAAGCACAGTTTTCTTTTTCCTATGATTGGAACGGATACGCAAAGGTAGCTGTTTTCAATGATGCATGGGACAAAGTAGAAGAGTTCAGACCGATTATCGGCAACGAGTGCGAAATCCCGTCAAAAGTTCTTGACAGCATCTCATTCAAAGTAAGGGTTATAGGCGTATCTGAGGGAAGAAGACTCACCACGAACAGAACGGAGGTGGAGCAGTAGTGACAGAGCAAGAAGCATTAGCTGTAGCACTGGCAGAACAGGAGCTTGTAAAGCCAGTCAATGACATTCTGATGATTGAACCAGAGACAAGGACGATTAATGTACCGGACTCAGAAAGACTTTTCGGTGTGCAGTCAGATGAAAAGGCTGAGAGAAAGTATTTCAAGTGTAAGAAAATCGTTGGAAACAACATCAACCTTGCGACCATGAATCTGTACATCAACTACAAAAGTCCGAATCAAGCAGATGAAGAGGGAGACTCCTACATTGTACAAGATGTTGTGACAAGCGGAGACTACATCACATTCTCTTGGGTTCTTGGTCGAAATGTAACGAAATATACAGACGGAATCCACTTCTCTGTCTGCGCCAAAAAGTCAAACTCAGACGGCACTCTTACGACAGAGTGGAACACCACATGGGCTGAGGGAGAAGTCCTTGAGGGATTGGAAACTACTCAGCAGATCGCGGAAAAAAACAAGGATTTAATTGAGCAGCTATTGAACACCTACGATTCCAAAGTTACTGTGAAGTTGGAATTCGACCCGTCAACCCGTGGCATATCTATTATTTAAGGATGGAGAATTATGGCATTGAAAGCAGAAGATGTATTGGCGATTGTCAATGAAAAAATAAAGAATTCTGTTACTCAAGAACAAGTGCCAATAGCTGTTAATGAATATCTAAAAGAAAATCCAGTTACCGAAGGAACAGCAACATACAACCAAGAGACAAGAGGAATCACGATTGAGTAAGGAGGTACGACATGGCAACGAGTGATATTGGAAAAGCTGCATTTTTAAATGTAAAGAACAAAGACACGGGTGAAATCGAAAAGAAAACGCTAATCCCTCCCGCTCCGTCTGATGGGGACTTAGGAGGAATTTCGGAAGAAGAGTTGGCGCAGATTACAACAAACAAAGAAAAAATTAGTTTACTAAATGAAGAACTTACAGATGGAAGAACGGATGTAGATGGAGAAGTCCATAAAAACATCGGAGATGCCATGAGAGGACAGGCGAGAAAACTAAGAGAGAATCTTGTTGTCAGACAGAAAGACCAGCCAACAGACCCGAACAATAATGTATGGATTTCAGATGAAGATGATGAGGTGGAAGTGCCGGATATGGGGGAATTTAATTCTCTCGAGGAAGATATAGATACCTTTAAAAATGATAATGGGTATATATTAAAACCGTTATATAGTATTCATAAAGATTCAATTAAACAGGGGACATTTGTTAGTTTGGGAAATGCAATAATTGGACATAGATATGCATTGGTTTTTACACCTATATTCGGAATGCCTGTTTCATTATTTATTCTAGATGAAAATTCGAAAGCTCAGGATACTAAAAACGGTCAGGTATATCTTACAACAATAACTGCTAGTGCTACAGGTGTTATTACTCTTGCATCAACTTCAAATATTGATATGCCCATTGATTTTTATGTGTATGATACAACTGGTGATGATTCAATTCAAGATTTTGTTGTAAATTCGTTGCTTCTTTCAACAGAATTAAAATATAATTACAAAGGAAGACAAAAAATATTTATCAAATCAGCAGTAGATGAAGCAATAAATGTTATAAAATTAACTGGTGCTTGCAATGTAGGTAATATTGATGTTTACTTTGAAGATGCTAATTATGATTTTTCATTGTGGTACAACTATGTATATTACATGAACGGCAATAATGCTTTTCGTTGTGAAATCCCTATCGGAAATGGTTGTATTTATTATTTCAACGGTGCAACAATAAATGGTATCGTTAAAGATAATTTGTTGGCTTCTCCTAATATTAAAACAAACTGTGCGTTATTCGGTTCAAGAACAAATGAAGGTGATTATAAGCTAATTAATGGTGTTATAAATGCAACAGGTACAATATATTCTGTACATGACGAAATGTCAGGAAAATCAAAATATAATCACGGATATGAAAATATGATAATCAATTATATAAGTGGAACACAAAAAGAAGCTATAAGAAAATGTATCGGTGGTGGGGCAGGAAGAAATGGTACTATTGTTCTTAAAAATTGTATTTTGAAAAGTGACTATAGTCACGAATTAACATTTCACGGTTACGGTAATGTTTTAGGTGATGTTGACGGAAAAATAACTATAAATATTTCAGATTGCTATTTTGAACACGGTATTGCAATAGATACTTTACCTGAAAAAGAAATCGGTACTATTATTACAGTTTGTAATTCATTCAGAAGTGATTACGCAGATTACGCAAATAATAATTGGAATAAATATAGCTGGAATAACGAGTCAAGAGTCAAATAACTAAACGGGTCATAAAGCAAAACATGAGTAACCAACTGTAGAAAGGAGAAATCACACATGAGTGTATTCATAAAGAAATCCAAACTAAGAGTAAAAAATGAAGACGGAACAAGCTATACCGGAGTAATGAATGCCATAGCAGAAGAGAGTACAGAAAAATTAATCAAACAGATCGAAGCCAAAGGAAAGAAGACATTGGAGAGCATCCCAGAGGATTATACAGTGCTGGAAGAGAATGTGGATAAACTAAAGGAAGAGATGGTGAATGTAAAGTCTGTAACAGATACCATTGACGAGAGAATCCTTGAGGCATTCTTCGGGTCAATGAGAAATGGAAAAGTATATCAGACAGAAATGTATCTGACAGAAACAAACCCAACCTCTGACGGTGTTAAGACTCTTGCTAATGCGAACATGGCATGTGAACCATCAACAGACACCGTAGAGGGCAGAGATGACTATGAGGGTATTGGAATTTTTAACTGGTTTAACTGCAACTACGTGACAGATGATTACGGACGCAAAGTTCCTACAGCAATCGAGGGATGGGGGAATGGTTATAAGAATGATGGATCTGTTGACGTTGGTGTTATTGCAATGACTCCGTACTGGTCGGCTATTGAGAAAGATGGCAAACAGGTTTGGACATTATCCGACACTCCGAATGATAATTACGGATTAATTCCGTGGGAAACGGCTAGAAAAGAAGATGGAACTTACGCTTCCTATGTGATTCATAGCAAGTATGTCAGTGGACTTGGCACGGATGGACTTCTTAGGTCATTCAGCGGTTCTAAACCAGCTAGAAATCAATGTTACAACAACATGATTGACAATTATCAGAGAAAAGGAAAAGGCTGTTGGGGCGCTGGAAAAGAAAGAAATATGTATGTCATTCTGTACGAAGTGATTAAGTATGCTACAAAGAATGAACAGAAAATCTTCAAAGGCACAACTGATTACAACTCTCAGTTTCCAGCATCCATTCAGCGAGATACAAAAGAAATCTACTTTCCTCTTACGAATGCGCAGGCTTCGAAGATTCTTGTCGGCTCTTACGTTTCTGTAGGTTATGGCTCAAAAAATACTGATAATACGGTTAATAACGACCGTGGAGTTGGAACAATCCACAGATACGCTGATGATGTAAAAGTCCTTAGAATTGAAACGCTCGATGAAAATAACAAGGCTGTGTACTTGGATATCGAAGATGGATTCGCAACAACACCAGTAGCATTGAGTGATACTCTGAATGCACAGATTATGCTGTCAACTATGCATTGGCGGAGTGGTTCGACCGATAAGGTTATTGGAAAACACGATGGTTCAATGAGTTCGAATACAGATGGTAAACATCCATTCCGTGTCATGGGAATTGAAAATTCAGTAGGTGGATATATCGTATATTCAGATTCGGTCATGGTGTTTAAGGAAGATTACAGCAAGGACATGTATATTGCTCCTAGAGGCGTGAAGCACGTAAAGGATGAAGCAACCATCAAGAGCACATATAAACTGATTGGGAATATGCCTAGCAACGATGGAGCTGACTGGTGGATTGGTGATGTCGGAGTGGATATGGAAACTTGTTCATGGTTCGCTAAAGCCATCGGAAAGAGCGACTCTCAAGGTTGGGGCGATAGATGTTACGCTGGCGGTAAGATTACATCTGGAACTCGAGAAGACCTTGGACGCGGTGATCTCGGGGCTGGGTCGGTTGCTGGCTCGGTGTTCGTGGCTTGCTGGCACGGGCTTGGCTGGGCGTACTGGGATTTCCTCGGCTGCGATTAAGAAGAGGTCGTTGGGGGGTGAATTTCCTCTAGGAAAGAGGGGGCTCCCCTAATACGACCGGCTGAAATATAAGGACTTACGGCGCACGCGGTAATCTCAGGAATGGGTCGAATGCTGGCTCAGTGTACGTGAATTGCAGGAACAGGCTTGACAGGACGAACTGGAATTACCTCGGCTGAAATTGTTAATTTCTAAATATAAAATCCTTGCGTCGTATTTCGCACTCGTAAAGAGTGTAGTTTGCAAAGACTCTTGGACAGATGCCCGAAATACTTTTTATAGACCTACTGAAACTTTTATTTTTGACGAAAGGAGTAAGGGCGGATAGGGTTAGCCTATCTGTCGGGGTTAGTAGTACAAACCGAAAGCCCTTAAAAAGACAATCGATGAAGACGTATTGCAAAACGGTCGATATAACAGATAGAAAACTGATTCAAAAGGCAGTATACAAATGCCTTAAAAAGAAATACAAAAGAAGAGATTCATTGACAATGTTTTCTGAATACACTGGACTTTCGACAGACACTATTAAAGGAATGTTCAATGAGTCCGGATTAAACGGAATGAAACCGATGGTTGAAACAGTGGTTGACGGAGTACGTGAAGAAATCATTCAAGGCAATATTCACTTTCAACCAATATGGTACAAAGAAAAGATTGACGCTTCCAGTCAGAAAGTGCGAAGAATCGGAATTCAGAACATTAAACAGCAAATCTACGATTATATCGCAGTAGAAGCTATGAAAGACTTCTTAAAGCGAATTGGAGAATACCAATGTGCAGCACTGAAAGGTAGAGGTCAATCCTACGGTATCAAAGCAATAAAACGATGGATGAGAAACAAAAATATCAGATACGCTGGTCAATGCGATATCAGCAAATGTTATCCATCAATAGACAGAAACAAATTAATGGAATTTCTTCGGAAATACATTAAGAATGAATCACTACTTGAACTGATAGAAATGTTAATCATGACATTCGACACAGGATTGAGCATTGGTTCATATTTAAGTCAGTATCTTTGCAACCTATTCCTATCTCAAATCTACCATGAAATAGCGGAGAATATGTATCGCATCAGAAAGAAAAGAAGCGGAACAACAGAAAGAATTAATCTTGTGAAACACCAGCTTTTCTTCATGGATGATATTTTGATTCTCGGCACGAATGCAAAAGACATTCACAAGGCTATGAGGCTGATTATTCAGAAAGCGGATGAAATGGGATTGGAAATTAAAGACAGTTGGACGGTATATACAACGGTCGCAAAACGCAAAGATGATGGTCATTTTATTGATATTATGGGTGTCCGCATATACAGACAGCATATCACAATTAGAAGAAGAGTTTTCTTAAGAGTGAGGCGGTCGTACAAGAAAGCACAATCCCTTGTGAAGCAGAGGAAGAAGATTCCATTATGGCTTGCAAGGAAGTGCATGTCATACAAAGGCATCTTAGACCACACGGATAGCTACAATATAAAAAGAAGATACAACGCAAACAAAACGATTCAAATATGTAAGGGAGTGATATCACATGAAAGCAAGATTCGACACTGCGCAAGAGAGTGTTACTGTTAGACAGATTGACGGAATAGATTATATCTATATCTGCCTGAATGAGAACATTGTGACAGAGATTCCAGAGGGACAGGAAGAGAAACAGACTTATCATGAATATGATTACAAGGAAATCTCAGAGCCTACTGGAACACTAGACTTAGCTGACGTAAAAGCAACACCAGAAAAATATTTCAATTACGGAAATGAGCCTAAAAAAACTGATACAGAGCGTATCGACACACTAGAAGCAACTACAGACGATATCATCTTAATGATGGCTGATTTAATTGGAGGAGAAACATAATGAAAACATTGAACACACTTAAATTGAAAATCATGGTAAGAGCATTTAAAATCCGTCTTAAAAACGGAGAGTCTTTTGAGGATATTGCGTCAGATTATCCAGCACTTACGGTGGATGACCTTGAGGCAATCCGTGAGGCACTGGAAAAGTAATGGAATTAGGAAACATGACAATCTCGGAATTGATTGAATTACTGCATGAAATTACTAATGAAATCGAGTCGAGAACGATGGAATTAAGCGGCTAAGAGGTAAATACATGGAAATCAGAGCAAGACCGAAAGGCCTTATTTTTATACTCAAAATTTAAGGAGGAAACATGGAAATTGACGAGTTACATCTGAAACAGAAGGGAGAATAACCATGACAGGACAGACTATTAAAGAAATAATTAAGAGTTTCGCCTACGGATTATCCGCAAAGGAGATTTCCGATAACGAGGGGACATCACTTGAAGTTATGCAGAAGTTTGCAGAGGAACACGCTGCGGGGATTGAGCAGAAGAAAGCAGAGCTGAAAGAAGGTGGCTGGTATGAGTAAGTTAATCATTGATGTAAGCTATCATAACGGAGTTATCAACTGGGAAAGAGTCAAGGCATCAGGTTGTGCCGGAGCTATCCTTAGATGTGGATATGGAGATGATATCGCATCACAGGACGATAAGCAGTGGGTGAGAAACCTTGCAGAGTGCGAAAGACTTGGAATTCCGGTAGGAGTCTATCTGTACAGCTACGCTACTTGTGACAGACAGGCGCAGAGCGAACTTGATCACATCTTGAGATTGATTAAAGGGCATACATTCCAGTTACCAATTTTCATTGATGTAGAAGAGCCGGGAACACAGAACTATGCTCCTAGATGCTGTGAAATCGTCTGCGAAGGACTTAAGGCGAATGGATATATTCCGGGAATCTACGCTTCACTGAGTTGGTTCAACAACTACCTTGGCAGTGTTCGTGGAAAGTATGTTGAGTGGATGGCAAGATACAAGAATCTTCCGGAAGATACTTACAATGGTCAGTATGCAATTTGGCAGTATTCATCCGATGGTCATGTAGATGGAGTCAGCGGAAGAGTAGATGTGAACCATTGTTACATGGAGTTTGGTGGAACTGTTCAGCCTGTTACACCGTCAGCACCATCTAAGCCAATGGAAAAGAAAGACTTAGGACATGTCGATATTACATATCAGGCTTATACAACTAAGTGGTGGCCGGCAGTAACGAACAAGGCGGACTGGGCTGGCAAAGGTGACAATGTGCCAATCAAGTGGCTTGCCATTAAAGTAAGCAAAGGAAGTATTCGCTGTAGAGTATATACAAGAAAGAATGGTTGGCTGCCATACCTTACATTCGGCAACAGCTACAATCTGAATGACAAGGTCAATGGAATCCTCGGAGATGGTTCAGAGATTCTTGCAGTTGAGCTGTACTACATTACACCGGAAGGATATAAGTACAAGATGGTCCACTACAGAGTTTCTGTACAGAACAATCCTAACTTCTACGCAGATCAGGTCGATACACTGAAAGCAAGTGGCATGGACGGATTCGCCGGAGACAAATACAGATTCATTGACAAGTTCCAGGCTTGGATTGAGTAAGACTGCAACTGTTCTAAAAAACAAAAATCCCGGGTGAAATTCCCGGGTTCTTTTTATTTCTTTTTATCGTTATTCTTTCTTGTTTGACCAGTCATTGTGTAACCGTTTTTGTTTTCACATGCGGCTTCACGACCTCTTTGCAAAGCAATATTCAAAGAAGCAAGGTCAGGCATTGTATTATCTTCATTGACAAGCTCACCTCTTGCTTTTTCCATAAGGAAGTTGTCGTAAACAGCTTGACAGATATTCACTCTCGATCGCATAGAGCAGTGATTGTTAGCTGTAAGCATATTCAATTGCTCGTGCCATGAGGAACCAGTGTCACCGAACATGCAGTAAGCCATTTGACGAATATCTCTCTCAGTGTAGCTTGTGTTTATGTAAGCATGAATACAGTCAACCATCTTTTCAATTTCTGTATTGTCAACAGTCAAGAATTTATCAGGGTATCGGTAGCTGAGAATGTACTTTTCCATGTTTAATCCTAGCACCGAGAACCACTTCTCAAGTGTTCTGTAACCAGGCTCACCTATTCCGGATTCCCAGTTCTGAATTGTAGTGACTGATTTTCCGAGAGCTTGAGCCATTTGTTTTCTTGTTTTTCCGGCATCTGTTCTTGATTTAGCAAGCATGTTGCCGAAATTCTGCGCTTTTTCAATCTCAGATGACATAAAAAATTTTACCCCCTTTTTGCCATTTCGCAACCAAAAAATTGTGTTTCAAATTTAAAAAAATAAAGACATAATATTTTACGTCTATTTTTCACGGATGCGAACAAAAAAATTAATGCATAATTATAAAAAATTTAATAAGTACTTTTTCCTCCGTTTCCGATATAATAAAAACAAATTTTAAAAAGGGAGGGCAAACACATGAAAGAATTTTTAAACACTATTGCATACTTATTATCGGTGAGACCGATTATTGGTGAAACTGAGTACATGAGACAGTTGTCTTCCTACATTGGAACGATTGTCCCGGAGTCAAAGTCAGACCAGTTTGATCGATTTCCTCTTGCATCTTACACCAGTGCTGACAATCTTGCAAGTGATATTTTCAAATTTATTGATGATTAATTCTTAATAATCGTTATTCGTTTCTCTTATAGATAGGTCAGGGGTGATTTTTATGGATGAAGAGATCAGATGGTACAGACAAAGGATTGTAAAAATGGTAAACAAAATGGATAATAAAAAACTCCTAAGAGCTATATATGTATTTACGAAAGGATTAATGGAATAGAAAAAAAGACAAGGGTTTGCGCATTGCCCTTGTCTTTCTTTTTAATTAGAAATATCGTCTACAAGCTTTTCAAGGCTATCCCAACCTTTTTGGTCAAGTTTTGCTAATGCTGAGACTAATCTCTTTTTGAAATCATTTTCATCCAACTTAGTAACAGAAGAGAAAAAGTATGAAATTTCATCTTCTTTCTTTTTCTTAGAGAACATTTCACCTTTTCCGGTGCGCAACCACTCTTCATTCACGCCAAATTCTCTACATATAGAAAGAACAACTGCGTCTGTAGGATTTCTTAATCCAGTTTCATAATTCGTAACTGTATTCCCTTTAACACCAATCTTCTCTCCGAATTCAACTTGAGTCAGATTTTTGGATTTTCTTAATTCTTTTATCCTTGTCTTCATATAACTCACCTCCTTGCAGAACTAAATATACCATAAAAAACTCACAAAGTCAATATTTTAATGTTGACATTATACTCTCAAAGTGATATATTATACTCACAAAGAGAGAAAAGAGGTGATAAAATATGAGCGAGAAAGAAAAAGCAATCGTTGAGAAAATCGCGAAAGCTATTCCTAATATGTCTGAATTCGATAAAGGCTATTTCTTAGGTAAAGTTGAAAGCCTTGCAGACGGAGATAAGAGAGAGGAAGAGCGTAAAAGCGATGAAGAGAATAAGGTATAAGAAAGGAGAAAGATGAACGAATTACTAAAAATCAATTTTGAAACAGAGGAACCAACAGTATCGGCAAGAGATTTGCATGAAGCTCTTGGAATCAAAGAAAGATTTAGCTTGTGGTTCTCAAGATACTCAGATGTATTTGAGAATGAAGTAGATTATCAGAGCGTAGGCAAACCTACGGTTGTAAACAACGGTGCAAAACGTACGATTGATGACTACTTGTTATCAACAGACATGGCAAAGCATATTTCCATGATGACTAAAACAGAAAAAGGAAAAGAGATGCGACAATACTTTATTGATCTGGAAAAGGCATGGAATACGCCGGAACAGATCATGGCTAGAGCATTGAAGATGGCTGACAGAACGATTGAGTCTGTGAAAGCTCAATGCAAATTTCTCGGAGAACAGGTTATTGAACAACAGAAGATTATTACTGAGCTACAGCCGAAAGCAAATTATGTAGATAAGATTCTTCAATCAAAGTCATTGGTAACTATCACGCAGATTGCAAAAGACTACGGAATGAGTGGAAGAAAGTTCAATCAAATTCTTAAGGAATTAAAAATTCAGTACAAGGTTGGCGGTCAATGGGTTCTATATTCCAAATATCAAAATAAAGGATATGTTCACAGCCGGACGATTGATATTACAAGGACTGATGGAAGACCGGATGTTGCAATGCAGACTGAATGGACACAGAAAGGTCGCCTATTTCTTTACGAAGAATTGAAAAAACATGGTTATGTTCCGGTGATTGAGCAGGCAGCGTGAGCGGGTACTGACGAATAGAGGTGAAAGCAATGAAGAAAAATATTGTCGATAAGAGAATTAATGGAGATTCTGAAGAACTGCACGCACTGAAAGGGTTCAATGTCTTAGCTGTTGGTAACGGAACAATCGGAGAAGAGTGTGCGTTGAGAATCACGCTTATGAACGAAAACAACGTTGCTGTTGATTTAAGCATCACAGAAGACGGAGCGTACCTCAGCGATTTCTACGCACTGACAGAGGACATGATTCCTCGTAACTAAGAGGATAAATAAATGTTAGATGTAATTGATATCAAAAGGAAGAAGCTTGAAGTAATTGATATCCGAAGAGAACTCCAAGTGATGGAAGAAGATGAATCTGACGATGACCTGTCACCATTTCTTGTAGGAGTTATATCAGTAGCAATCCCACTGCTTATGACAGCGGTATGGGCGATATGCGGATATTAAAAAGAGTGCCATAACAAAGGCGGAAACCTTCTGGCACTCGGCTATAAAACCAACTTAATAATAGCATAGGAGGAGAAATGAAACAACCAAAGAAACTTTCATTGTGGCAAAAGAAGTGCGTAGCAGCACATTATCTGAACGCTAAAGACTGGATGCTTCTTGAGGAAACAGAATTCTACTTGAAGATTATCAATAAGTACACGAACAAGACGAAGAGCATTGATAAATTTAGGAGATGAACCATGAAAACAAGAGGACTTACCGAAGAAGAATCAGAGATCGTGTCTGTTGCTGGATTAAAACCGGAAGAATGGGAGTGTGCATTAGAAGATTTTGCATACTTACATATAATAAGGAAGAATTGCAAAAACAGAGCAATTATCGACAAAGAGAAAGGAGTGCTTATCCGATTTGTATAAATGTGATGATAACTTTGAACCAGAAGAACCTGATGTAAAATGCTCTTGTTGCGGATGCAAAATCGATGACGGAGATTATATGTACTGCATATCAGGAAAAATATTATGTGAGGATTGTTTAAACGATCAGTATAGGAGGATTGTATGAACGAGATTGTAAAAGTAACTATTCCAATGGAAACGCTCATGGGATTGCTGAGAAAGGAAGCGGAACTCAAGGTATTGAAAGAACATATCAGTGCTGAAATCGAATCAGAATCAAGTGATTATATTGATAAAAAGAAAATCGCAAGTATTTGTTCTATTCCATTCAATAAGGAAGACGAGGGAGGGGAATTCTGATGGCTGGATTATCAATTCCACAAAGCGAATATAGAGCGCATCCGGCAATCAGCAAATCAGACTTGTTCAAGATTACAAAGTCTCCACTTCATTTTAAATGGTCAATGGAGAACAAGGAAGACAAAACAGCAGCACTCATTTTCGGAAGTGCGTGCCACAAGTATATTCTTGAGCGTGATGATTTTGACAGTGAATTTGCTGTTGCTTTGAATGTGGACAGGAGAACCAAAGCCGGAAAAGAAGAATATGCGAAGTGGTTGGAAGAAAATGAGGGGAAAGACGTAGTTTCTTCTGATGACATGGAGAAAATAAAAGCCATGGCAGAAGTGATCGATTCCAACAAGTTTGCAAAGAGACTTCTTTCCGGTGAACATGAAAAGTCATTTTTCTGGACTGATGAACAGACAGGAGAAGAGTGCAAGTGCAGACCGGATGATATTACCATTATTGGAAATCAGCACATCCTTGTTGACTATAAAACCACGGACAACGCAGAAACAGAAGCTTTCAGAGCAACGGCTATCAAATATGGATATGATCTGCAAGCCGGAATGTACTGCGAGGGGTACAAAGCGAACACTGGTGAAGATGCGATATTCATTTTCGTGGCACAGGAAAAGAAACCGCCGTATGCGATCAACATTCTTCAAGCTGATGAATACATGATGATTGAGGGAAAGAACTTGTTCCACGATTTGATGGAAATATACCATAACTGCAAGGTTACTGACAACTGGTATGGATACATGGGCGAAACCGGGGACGTACAGAGTCTTGGATTGCCAAAATGGTTACAGAAAGAATTTGAATAGGAGGATAAACAACTATGTCAAACAATGAAGTAAAAGAGTATCAGGTAGGAACACCTACAATTCCACTGGCTGATACATCAAAAATAAATCAGGGAACCGTTGCTATTGAGTCAAGCAGAGCCATGGTAGAAGCACAGGGAAAGCTTCTGTTGGCGAAACAGTTTCCTAGAAACTACACACAATCATATACGAAAGCGATTGAAGCGTGTCAACGGAAAGGATTTGCAGAAAGTGCATTCTATTCTTATCCGAGAGGAAAAGAGACTGTGACAGGAGTTACGATCAGATTTGCTGAGGAGCTTGCTCGTTGCTACGGAAACATGGATTACGGTATTAAAGAGCTTTCACACGAAGATGGACGGTCTGAGATGCAGGCTTACGCATGGGATTTGGAAACGAACACTATTTCCAGTCAGAACTTTACTGTTGAGCATATTAGGGAGACTAGATATGGGAATAACAAGCTCACATCTCAGCGTGATATCTATGAGAAGACCGCAAACGATGGAGCAAGAAGACTCAGAAGCCGTATTCTTGCGATTTTGCCACCGGACCTTATCGAAAACTGTATCAATGAGTGCAAGAAGACTCTCAGGGGAGAAGAGAGCTTACCACTGTCTGACAGAGTAAGAACACTGGTTGCGTACTTCTCTAAGAAAGGCGTGACACAGGAAATGATTGAGAAACGCCTTAACCACAAAGTTGAGACCATGACTTCTGACGAACTGGTTGAATATACCGGAATTTACAACGGTCTGATTCACAAAGAAACAACAGTCTCAGATTGGTTTGAGCAGCCGAAGACAGCAAGTCAGATCTCAGAGTTAATGAAAGAGGAAGAAGAAAACGAGAAAAAGGGTGATAAGTAAAATGGAATATCATGTGACTGTTAAAGGGTTTAAAAGCGGATTGAATGAGCTTTTAGGTGGAAGAATGTATGACCACCGGACCAAGAAGTATCGTAATCCGGAAAAGAGTAGAAATGATGCAATCTGCGCTAAGTACATCAAACTGAGCAAGGATTTACGTGGCGTAAAGATTGAAAGACCTGTAATTATTCATTATTCGTTTTATTGTGAAAACAAGATGCACGACAGGATGAATGTTGCTTCTGCTTTTATTAAGTCTTTTGAAGATGCGATGCAAAAATGTAGAATTATCAGAAATGATGGTTGGGACGATGTACTCACTCCAACACTATCATTTGATATTGACAAGCAGAAACCGAGAGTAGAAGTGACAATTGAAGAGGTAGAAGAATGAACAATGTAAGTTTAGTAGGAAGACTTGTCCGTGATCCGGAAGTGGGATATGGACAAAATGAAAGTGTTTCAGTAGCAAAGTTTTCACTGGCAGTTGAAAGAAAATGGAAGAGAGACGGTGAGCCTACAGTTGATTTTATAAATTGTACAGTGTTTGGGAAATCAGCAGAATTCACAGAGAAATATTTCCGAAGAGGAATGAGAGTTGCGATTACTGGAAGAATTCAGACTGGCAGTTACAAGAACAAAGATGGACAGACTGTTTTTACGACAGAGATTATCGTAGAGTCACAGGAAATCGCTCAGAGTAAATCAGAAAGTAATGAAAGCTCCACTGCTAGCAATGCAGAAGCTGGAAAATCACCATACGGTTCTAGCGGAGACGATTTTATGTCTGTTCCTGAAGGTGTTGAAGATGAACTCCCGTTCTCATAAGCCGAAAAAGTGTTGCCATCCAGATTGTTTTAATTGTCCGTATTCCGATTGTATATGGGACGAACTTACGTCAAGCGATATGTCAGAGACTAATAATCGAGACTATCAATTTTACGAAGAGTCAACAGGTGAAAAGTATCATAAAGGTACGGACAATGAATACAGAGCAGAGAGAGAAAAGCTGTACAGGAAAGAGCATCCGGTCAAAAGAGATCGTTCTGAATACAATAAGCAATATTATCTGAAGAATAAGGAAAGGATTAAAAAGAATCGTTCCAGTTCTTATGACACTGATTGCAATACGAAAAAATGTAAAAAGTGGAGAAAATCTCACATGGAACACAAGAAAGAATATGACAGAAAGAGATATTTACAAAGAAAGGCAGAATTAAAGCCAGGGGGAGCTTGATTTGGGAGAGAGAAGAATGTTTACGAAAAGAATCACAGAATCAGATGAATTTTTGGAAATGCCTAGCAGCTCTCAGATGCTTTACTTCCACTTGTCAATGAACGCGGATGATGATGGATTTGTCAGCAATCCACGGAAGATTCAGAGAATGTGTGGTGCTTCAAACAATGATTATGACTTGTTAATTATGAAGAGATTTATTCTGACGTTTGAAAGTGGTGTTATCGTAATCAAGCATTGGAGAATGCATAACTACATTCAATCTGACAGATACAAGCCAACTGATTGCATTGATGAAAAGAAGATGCTTGGGTTGAAAAAGAACAAGGCTTACACTCTTGATGAATCTCAGATGGATAAGAGATGCATCCCGGCAACTGACAAGATTACATCTGATAGAGAAATCGAACAAATTGAGGAAACAAGCAGTCAGATTGAGTCAATTAAAGAAATCATATCGTACTTGAATATGAGAACCGGAGCAAGATACAGATATCAAACTCAAAGCACTCAGAAGCATATTAGAGCAAGGCTGAATGAACATTTCACTGTTGATGATTTCAAGGCAGTAATTGACAAGAAATACGCTGAGTGGAACGGGACAAACATGAGCAAGTTTTTGAGACCAGAGACATTGTTCGGGACTAAATTTGAGAGTTACTTAAATCAGAGTTCATCTACTGCAAATTCTGCCAATGGAAAGATTTCTGAATGGAGTGAGTTACGGACATGACAAAAAATGAAACAATTCAAATCATAATGATGATTCAAGCCACGTATCCTCAATGGGATGTGCAAGACAAGCAATACACCGTCAATATGTGGCAGAAGATATTCGAAGAAGAAGAATACAGCGTTGTTGAACAAGCTTTAATGGCTTACATCAGATCAGACACAAAAGGTTTTGCACCAGTCCCAGGACAATTAATGGAGAAGATTCAGTTTATTACTCAACCAAAACAGATGAACGAAGTAGAAGCGTGGTCGCTTGTCAGCAAAGCACTCAAAAGATGCGGGTATTATGCTGATGAAGAATTTGAGAAACTTCCGAAGCTTGTTCAGAAAGCAGTTGGAAGCCCTAGTCAGTTAAGAACATGGGCAATTGACAAAAATTACAATGAACAGGTGGCTAGCTCAAACTTCATGCGATCTTACCGAGAAGAAGTGAGAAACGAAACACTGTTCGGTAAGATGAGTTTAGTTATCAGAAATACAATTGCAGATAACAGAAATGTTGGAATGATTGAAGAGAAAGGATAGAGAATATGAGTGAAGTTATTAAATCATACAAAGGATTCAACAAAGATATGACTTGCAAAGGTTTTCAGTATGAGGAAGGTAAAGAATATGAAGAAAGCAATGCATTAGTTTGTGAAAATGGATTCCATGCTTGTGAATATCCGTTGGATTGTTTTAGTTATTATAGTCCTTCGGAAAGTGTATATCATGAAGTTGAACAGAGTGGAAAGCTTTCGAAAGAATCATGCGATACCAAAGTTGCATCAGCAAAAATTAAAATTGGTGCAAAACTTAGTATTGCAGGATTAGTAGAAGCAGCTATTGAATATACGAAAGAAAGAGTCAAACAAGAAGAGGATTCCGATGGATACAAAGGAGCATCCTCAGCGACAGGAGACTACGGAGCATCCTCAGCGACAGGAAACTGTGGAGCATCCTCAGCGACAGGATACAAAGGAGCATCCTCAGCAGAAAGCCCTAACGCTGTCGCTGTAGCTTGGGGATATAAAGGAAAAGCAAAAGGCGTGAAAGGCTCGTTTCTTGTCCTTGCAGACTGGGAGTGTAAAGGAAAAGAATCGGATAACTATGATAAAGAAGATATGTGGGAGCTCAAAGATGCTGTGATGGTTCGTGTTGACGGAGAAACAATCAAAGAAGATACATGGTACACGATGGTTGACGGAAAAGTTGTTAATGAGGTGAAGTGATGATTAGAAAATTAATAGAAGAAATCATTGAAAAGTATTATCGGGAAGACGGTGAATACTATTCAAGAGATCGTGAAGATGAAAGCGGAAATGATTTGGAGATGGATAAAGAAATTAAATCCGCACTGCAAGAAAAAGGAATTCTGTTCAATGTTGAATTTGAATATGGATTTTCTTCGCCGGGTTACGAAAATGATTTTCTGACTATTGCATGGATAGAAGCGGATGGAACGTTGGAACTTATAACGGTATTGTTAGAAATTAAATAAATTACAGAAAGGAGTGCGGAGCTCCGGCCGGGCAAAGATATATCGGCTCCTTTCGAGAAGATGGAACAAAGAAAAAAGAAACTTAAGTGTGAGATTTATAGAGATTCAATGCAGAATTACAAGAAATATGCAATCCCACCAGCGCAGCTGATTATAGCTGATGTGCCATACAATGTCGGAAGCAACTTCTACGGAAGTAATCCAATGTGGTACGTAGGTGGGGATAACAAAAACGGTGAAAGTAAACTTGCAAAGAAAGCAGCGTTCAATTCAGATTTCAATTTCAATCTATATGAGTATTTCCATTTTTGCTCAAAGATGTTGAAGAAAGAACCTAAGAAAGCCGGCAAGCGTGGCAGAAGTTCTGATGCTCCGTGCATGATTGTATTTTGCAGTTTTGAACAGTTAAGCACACTGATCAACGCAGCTAAGAAACATGGCTTTGTGAATTACATACCGCTTGTATTTGTGAAAAATTACAGTCCACAGGTATTGAAAGCGAATATGCGTGTTGTAGGTGCTACGGAATACGCATTGGTATTATACCGAGACAAACTTCCAAAATTTAGAAATGGCGCACAGTTTGATGAAAATGGAAAAACGATTCGAGGTACAGGACATATGGTATTTAACTGGTTCAAGTGGGAAAAGGATGGAAAAGATATTCCGAAAATTCATCCGGCTCAGAAGCCAGTAAGGTTGTTGGAACAATTGATTCAGACATTTACTGATCCTGGAGATGTAGTTATTGACCCATGCTGCGGTTCTGGAAGTACGTTGCGAGCAGCGAGAAATCTAGGTAGAAGTGCATTTGGTTTTGAGATTGATCGGAATTTTTACAACCGGGCAAAGAATGAAATGCTTGCGGTTGAAGATGAAGTGCAGATGAGTATAGAAGATTTTATTGGAGGTGCGGAATGTTAGATTTCGGATATTACAACACGGATTGTATGGATGGCATGAAAGAATTTCCAGATAAATATTTTGACATCGCCGTTGTAGACCCGCCATATTTTAGCGGACCGGAGAAAAGAGGATTTTACGGGAGACGCATAAGCCCGATTGGAGTTCAAAGAGTATATCAGAAATCTGCAGAATGGACAATTCCAGATAAATCGTATTTTGATGAATTGTTTAGAGTCTCTAAGAATCAGATCGTTTGGGGATGTAACTATTTTGACTATCATTTCCCTCCGGGTAGGATTGTATGGGATAAATGCAATGGCAATACGGATTTTTCAGATTGCGAAATCGCATTCTGCAGTTTCCATGACAGCGTGAGGCTATTTCGGTATATGTGGAACGGAATGTTCCAAGGAAAGAGCATACAGGAGGGGCATATCCAGCAAGGAAACAAGAAAAAGAATGAAAAGCGGATGCACCCTACTCAAAAGCCAGTGATGTTGTACAGATGGTTGTTTGACAGATACACAGAAAGAGGAATGAAATTACTGGACACGCACGTTGGGAGCGCAAGCAGTCTGATAGCAGCGCATGATGCAGGACTGCAGTATGTTGGATTTGAATTGGATAAGCACTATTATGAACTTTCCAAGAAAAGGTTGGAAGAACATACAGCGCAAATGAGTTTAAGTGATTTCGTGGAGGTGACAACAAAATGAAAATCGAATTAAAAGAGATAGACAAAGACACATTGAAAGTTGGAGATTGGGTCGGGATTGCAAGAGAAGTGAGTTACGGATGGGGTTCATCATTCCGGCATCAGTTAATTACTCCGGCACAAATCACAAGAATCACTCCAAAGCGAACCAAATTCTTTACGGATATGTTTGGAGAACATGACAAAAGAGAAGTATTTTATGAGTGTGATAGTGAAGCTGAGAAAGAAACTTTTCTTGCTAAGGCATTTTGTGCTATTAAAAACGGAATATTTGAGTTAACCGAATTGAAAAGAAATAATTACATCGCAAGAATCAGCGATGAAGATTTGCCGGAAGTAGCTGAACACATGGAAGCAATTATGGAAATTATAGAGAAATACAAGGAGTAGCAATGTTTGAAGAATTATATAAATTCATATCCAGATTGCATTACGGGATAAAGTTCATGCCGGAAAAGGATTTTGACGAGCTTTTATCTCGGTGCGACTGGGAGCAAAGGATGTATGCATTGTGCTTTAGATATTTGTAAACGTGGAGAAAAATCATGAAAGCACCTTGACAATTGAATATTGATGGTTGGAATGGTATAATGATACAAAAAATGAAAAGGAATATATCTATATGCAGACAATAATCGAAAAAATAAAAGAGGTTTGTAAAAAACATCCTATTATAATTGTTCTGATAATAGCTATTGTGCTTTTAGTTGGTGCTCCTTTAATTATTCAAGCAATATACCATACGCCAGCACCGTGCGAATTATTAGAAGAAAAAATACCACCAGGGAGCTTGCTGACGTACATAGGATCTGTATTAACGTTCGGTGCAACATTTATGTTAAGCTTGTTAGTGTATCGTTCAAACAAAGAACAATATGAAAGAGCGAGCATTTCTGAGAATAAAGCAATGCTTGTCATTGATAATGATAGCGGTATGAAAACAGATGTGTTAAAATCTAGTAAAAAGGATAAATATGATATTTTTATTAACGTGAAGTTGAAAATATTGTCAAAGGCAATGATTTCCAGAATTCATGTAACGCATTTTTCAGCAAGTGATTTTGATCAACCAAGAGATGATGAACGTCAGTTTTATGCAGACTGTGGTAAAGGAAAAAATGTTACGTTTCAGTATAAGTCAAAGGATACATTAATGATAACATTTTGCTCAACAGACGAAAAACTTCGAAATATTTTATGTACATCAAAAAAACTATCTATTGGTTTTGATATAGTAATAACGTGCGAAGATGTGAAAACGATATTGACTATGAATATGAATTGCACTACATGTGAAATTATCGGAGAACAGACAATTATAGGAAAAATATTCGACATAGAAAATGCAAATTCTGCTTTTTTGGATGCGTACATAGCTTAAGAAGCTTACCAACCATCAATATTCGGTGGTTGGTATTTTTTTACGCTTTTTTAAGGAGAAAGGAACGAATTATGAAATTAACAGGAATAGCAAGAGAAGATTTAGAAGCGAAAGGTTTGGTGTTACCAAATAAACTTGAACTTGAATGCAGAGGAACAGCAATTCCGGACATTTATGCGAGTATAATCGGCAGAAAGAATGTTGATACCGGAGAATTCGAATCATTCTTTAAGATAGACAATAAAAATGGCAACACAGCGGAATTTGACAGATTCCGGGAGAACGTCACATTGTTAGAAAAAGAGCATACCGTCTTTAGTCGAGAAACGATAGAAGATAAGAATGTGATTGACTATTATGTTCCGTATGATATCCAGGAGAGCAGCAAGAATAGACCGACAGTGACGGACGAATTCCCGGAAAACGCTTATCTGACAGAAGGATATTACGAGTGCGAATATGAGCTACTTCTTACTTGCGGAGAGGCAACCAGAAGGCTTGTAATTCCGAAGAGAACAGTCAATGTTCCGATGATTTCATTACTGTCAAACATCGAAGATGAAATCACAGATATTCTCGATGGATTTCCAGACGAGGACAATGATTTCGCCGATGTTTTGGAGTTAGTAGACGAGCATTATGAAATTAAGATGTTTGATGACTGTGGAATTCCGGCAAATATTGAAATCAACCACGCAGATGATTTCGTGAATATGATTGTTTCAGCCAGACAGATCAAGTGTGAATTCAAGTATTCGGAGTGAAAAGATGGGATGTAAGAATTATTGCTGGTATGGAAAGAATGCTTGTTGTCTGGAATGTCAGATAAAAGACCAATGCAATATTCGGTGCGGTGACGAATATGCGGTAGAGTGCCCGTATTATGTGAAGGAGAATAAAGATGAAAATTGTAAAAGGTAAAGAACAGGAATATAAAGACTGGTATGAAAAAAACAGTGATCCATACGGTAGAGCGTGTTTTACATATGCTGAAAGATGGGCTGGAATGATGGAAGAGAAGATAAAAGCATCAGAAGATGATGAAATGAAAGTTATTGTTGATAATGCAAAGCAGCTGAGCTATGAAGCGGATACAGAGGGAATTACAGGATTTATGTACGGAGTAGCTGTCAGTATTCTTTCTCAATGTTGGGAATACGGAGAATGTCTAAGAAAATGGCACAACAAAGATTATGGATATGACGGTGACGGTGTTGTAAATCCGGCGGTCATAACTGTTGGTTGAAAAGGAAAGCACATGGTCATGGCAAGAAGAAAGAGGGAATAGAAATGAGACTAAAACCAGTAGTAAAGGCAAGTGAGTTTGTAAGATTCGGATTCAAGCCTTGCCGAGGACTTCCGAAAAGCGCAGAGAGTTACTATCTCTGCGTGAAGAACGGACACAGAGTGATGTTTGTGGACAGTAAGCATTTTACTGAATCTGAATGGCCGATAAAGGATGCACGAATCCACAAGAATCCAAACTGTAAATTCAGTGACAAGCGGACAGCAACTGAAATCGAGTGCGAACTGGTTGTGAATGGCTTGCTGGAAGAGGTGAGGGAATGAATGAAAGATTAACAACATACCACTGTGGAAAAGCAGTAATTAAAGACAAGAACAAGCTGTCAGAAGCTATTGAGAAGTTAGCTGAGTTTGAGGAAAAAGAAAAATGTGGAGAATGGCTTGACGCTATCGAACTTGCGAAAATTGCTATTGCTCTACAAAGTCAGAAGTGGATTCCATGCAGCGAGAGGTTGCCGGATGGAGAAGCTCTTTGTTGTGACAGTGCCGGTTATATGATTGTTGGTTGCGTAAAAGAAGAAAATGGAAGATACATTGCTGAGACAGATGATGATTATTTAATTTGTGTTGCATGGATGCCATTGCCGGAGCCAATGAAAGAAGATGATGTTTAAATGGGAAAAATAAAGGATTTAAAAGGAAAAAAATTTGGAAAATTAACAGCAATCGAATTTATTGGAATAGGAAATAGACGTTATGCAATGTGGAGATGCCTTTGTGATTGCGCTTGCGTTTCTTTGGGCGTGGTTTTAGGAGAAGATTATGATGGATGATAGAGAAATCAGCGTGTGGCATCAAGGAGTTTTCGGAAGATACAGACCGAGGAAGAATAATTTCCCGGAATGTGCATGGAGCAACAGAAGACGGAGAAAGAGACATATAGGTGATATTTTAGTTGTCCACGAAGAAAGAGGAATTGTAAGTGGAGAAGATTAGGATAGGGTTTCAGTTAGAGGAATAGACAAGCCTTATGGAAAATATTGTAGCGGTTGTGGACAGAAATTAGATTGGAGTGATGAACAGTGAAGAGAAGCACAGACAGAAGAAGATGCCCGGCAGAGATTAAAGCAAATCTGCAAAAGCATTAATTGTGAGAGGAGCGATTATTATGACAAACGGAGATAAAATCTGATCAATGTCCGACATGGAGCTGTCAAGAGAGCTCTGCAAGATTGCCGGAGTCTGCTCTGAATGTCTTGTACAAGATATGTGCGACAAGGGACATACTGGATTTGAACAATGGTTGAAAGAAGAGGTAAACGAAGATGAATAAAGGATCAAAATCAATGAAGTTTCGTGGAGATATAAAACACGGAAAGCTTACGAGTAGTGCACCTAGCGTAAAAGATGTTAGACGTTTCAGAACCAAACCATATGAAGCAGCTAACCTTGTGAAGAAACAAGGAGAATATTTAAGTGAGTTGCCACATGAATGA